GGTGCTGCCCTGGCGGGCGCGGCGGTCGCTGGAGGATATGTGCCGCGACGCCTGGCGCTGGCAGCAGTGCGGGGGAGAATGAATACCAGCCAGAAAATACGGGATACGCAGGGCGTGTCCCGTATTTTCTGGCTGTTTTACCGCTGGGCGAGGAGGTCCGGAGCGGAGGAGGCCATCGAGGCGGTCACGGCCTATCGGGGCGAAGGTGGGCAAAGGCGCGAAGAACCAATCGAAATGTGAAAGAAAGATGGAATTTGGACATCTTGGACTGGCAGACATCCGATTTGCCCCCGCTGCACAAATTTCATAAAAAGACACTTGTCCGCATACGGAGGATTCTACGCGTGCTTGTCCGTTGTGCCGAAAAATCGTTTGATGTACCAAATGTGTATATGATTCGGCGGAATATTTTGTAGAGTGATGGCGATTGACAAACTCTGAATTTGCGCTTACGACAAAACGCAACAAAAAGGCGTGTGACCGGGATAGTCCGGACACACGCCTTTTCTGTTTATTCAGACCAAAATCGAAACAAGGAGGGCATTCTGATGAAGATGAAAACGAAGAAAATTATCGCGCTGGTCATCGTGATCATGTTCCGCCCCAGAGGTATCATGGGCAGCAGGGAATTTGCCCTGTGCGATATTCCCCGGTGGCCCGCCAAGCTCCGGGCGTGGCGTACCGCCCGCTCCGGGGGCAGATCCGTACAGAAGGAGGCCAAGCGCCATGTCTGAAACAACAAAAAAGCCGGTGCTGGAGACCATGCATCTGGGCATTTCCTTCGGAGGGCTGCACGCTGTGCAGGATTTTAACCTCTCCATCTATTCCGGCGAGCTGGTGACCCTGATCGGCCCCAACGGCGCGGGCAAGACCACCACGCTGCATGCCATCTCCGGGCTGCTGCGTTCCGCCTCCGGCTCCATCACGCTGGACGGCACGGACCTTCAGTCCGTACCCGCCAACTCCATTATCCGGATGGGACTGGCCCATGTGCCGGAGGGCCGCCATGTGTTCGCCCAGATGACGGTGGAGGAAAACCTGAAAATGGGCGCCTATACCATTTCGGACGCCAGACTTGTGGCGGAGAACATGGAGCGGGTCTACGGCCATTTTCCTCAACTGAAGGAGCGCCGCCGCCAGCTGGCGGAGGACGACCGGGTCCGCAAGGCCTATCTGGGTGCGTGAGGAGGAGTATTTATGGAGCATTTTGTCATTACGGTTGCCCGAGAGACCGGCAGCGGCGGCCACGACATTACCCGCAAGCTGTCCCAACAGCTGAATATCCCGTATTATGACCGGGATCTGCTGCGCAAGGCATCGGAGGTCAGCGGCATCCACGAGCGCCTTTTCGGCGCGGCGGATGAGCGCATCGGCTGGAAGGAGATGCTTTCCGCCGCGGAAAAGGTCTATACCGGCGAGGAATGGCGGGACGCCGCGGGGTACGATCTGTCGCTGGACTCCGAGCAGCTGGGCGAGGATGGCTGCGTGGAGCTTATCCGGAAAATCCTGCCGCTGTTTATCTGAGCGGGGGGGTCATACATTCCGGGCGGCATTTCGGCGGCTGCAATATCTATCCGGCCACAACGATCCACTGGGCGTATGATTTGTGGAGCGCATAAACTACTCCGTTCCCTTTGAATACATCAGGCAGAAGGCAGATGTCCGGCTCGCCAGAGCCGCTGTGGAGGCCTTCTGCGGTGGAAACCGGATCTGTTCCCTTTCCCGGCTGCACGGACGATTCAGCCAGTACAGCGCGATCCGGGCGCATATCCCGCCGGAACACCAGGAGTATGTCCAACAGAATGATATGCAGCAAAAAGCGCCGTCTCGGAATCACTCCCAAGACGGCGCTTTTCTGTTGTGGATCAGAGCGAACACTTCACGGCGAAGCCGCCGCTGAAGAAATAGGTGTTCGTCCAATACCTGTTTGGTGGAGCTGTGCGCTCAATATCCGAACTCGAGATAGTGAGCGTATTGTTCCCCGAAATGTTGAAAGTCAGCACGAGCTTGCGTCCTTTATCCCCATCATCGTACACATAAACCGAGTTGACAAGCGTGTCGATGATACGCCGCTGATACTCAACATCTTCTATATCACCCCTCTTGAACGATTCGAGCCAATACATGATTCGCTCCTTCGTCAAGAGGGGCTTTTTCATTTCCTCCCGGGCAATCTGCCCTTCGAGGTCTCTGCGTTCTTCTTCCAGCTCCTCAAGACGTTCCTTCGTTGTCGGTGTGATAATGCCTTGCTCTATTGCGGACATGAGGTTCTTGATTCTCTTATTGGTCTCCTTCAATCGTTCCTGTAAACCTATGAGAATGGAGGTGTCTTGAAGCTCCTTCTCAATCAGCTCCATAGCTCGAGTGGATATTTTTTCTATGTTTTCATCGGTGAGTACCTGTTGCACCGTGAACTCAACGACAGTCCGCTCGAGCCATTCTTTTTTCTCGACTTTCTTCTCGCAGTTATGCTTCCTCTTACGATTTACGCACTTGTAGTAATGGTGAACCTTCCCGGTCTTTGAAGTGCCACTCTCACCCACCATAGGCTCGCCACAGTGACCGCAGAAGACCTTTGTAGTGAGTAGATAGTCCTCTATGGCTTTGGCTTTTGCCCGGGCTGTATAGTTGTGCCGGAAGGTTGCTTGCACCTTATCGAACAAGGTCTTGTCGATGATGGGTGGTACTGCGTCCTCCAAGACTACATCATCGTATCGGTACACTCCGATGTATTTATCATTCCGCAGAATCCGGGACAGGCTGTTCTTATTGAAAGCATTTCCTCGGGAGGTCTTGAACCCATGCTCATTCAACCAGTTCACAATCTGCGTTTTGGACTTACCCTCTGCATACATCGTGAAGATGGTTCTGACGGCTTTCGCTCCTACTGGGTCAATCTCATACTGGCGGTCGTTTCCTATCTTATAACCAAGCACCGGGCTTCCCATAGCGATACCGTGGAGAGCGTTCTCTTTCATACCTCGCTTGATACTCCGGGCAAGGTTCTCGCTGTAATACTCCGCATATCCCTCGAGGACTGATTCAAGAATGATTCCCTCCGGGGTGTCCGGCATTGGCTGTTTGGCGTAGAAAATCTTCACACCGTTGCGTTTGAGCTTTGCTTTGTAAATGGCACTGTCGTACCTGTTCCGGGCGAAGCGGTCAAGGGTGTACATAATCACAGCGTCAAAATGCCCCTTCTCGCTGTCCTTGATAAGCCGCTGGAAGCTCGGTCGGTTGTCTGTCTTGCCGGAGATAGCCCGGTCAATATATTCGTCTACGACAATGAAGTCGTTCTTGAGGGCAAATTCGTGACACTCACGAAGCTGTCCCTCGATTGATTCTTCTCGTTGGTTGTGGCTCGAGTAACGAGCATATATTACCGCTTTGATAGTCTCACCTCCAATATCTTCTTTCTATATATCAAAGCGAAGGGAATGACCTTATCACACTGCCGCAGTTGTTCCCTTATCCCCCTCAAGCTCCTCACGGTTCTCAAATTCATAAGCCATTGACATGAACTCATGCTTCGCTCGCCGGGACAGTCCCCGGTAGATACGAAGAATGTCCTCCTCGTCTTCGTTGGCTGGTTTGGTCTCGGGCAAGTCTTCCTCGTCTGCGAAGAAGTCCATGACGGAACACTCAAGCAATTTTGCCATTTCCAGCATTTCGGATTCCTTCGGTAATGACCCTTTAGTGTTGATGGCTGTTGCGAAAGAACTTGAACCCTTAACAGCTTTGACAATGGCGGTCAGATTCGTGCCTTTTTCAGCACAGATACGATTGATATTCTCTGCGAATGTCATAGTGATTCCTCCTCTGCAAAAAATAAATTCGTAAAAACCGAATTTTCCTATTGACAATTCGCATAATAAGAATTAGAATAAGAACATGAAGTTCGGAAAATACGAATTGGCAATAAGAAAGCGACCTCTCGAAAATGGCAGTTTTCGGGAAGTTATAGTTATTGATGGTCTTATAAGAATAATAACAATAATTCGCCTATTTGTCAATGGCAATTCTGATTTCAAGAATTTATATCGTGAAGGAGGTAAGAGATTCGTGGACATTAAAGAGAGAATGGCAAATGTGGGAATGACACAGGTAGACATGATACTGGAATTGCAGAAGCGAGGTTATGCAGTTCAGCCGCCTATGATGTCAAGTATTCTCCGAGGGGTTTATACCTATCCCAAGGCAAAGCAGATTCTCGCTGTTTGCAAGGAAATTCTCAAGGAACGTGAGAATGAATGAGCCTGTCAGAAGTACAGGTAAATGACCTCGCAAGACCCTTAGTGGGTATCATCACAAAGTTTTACGCAGACCCTAAGAATGAGGAGGATTTTCAGAAATGGCTACGCAATGTAGAGGAACGAAAACAAAAAGAATCAACAGACATAAGCTCGCTGTGATTCAAGCATATATCATCATCGGTACGCTGGTACTGATTGGCTTTATCGGTGGTCTTGTCGTAGGACGAGCTACCGCTCCGAAGAAACAAGTTACCGTAACGGAGACGGTTGAAGTTCCTTCCTACGAAGCCGATTCCCTCCCGGTTGCCGAAGAAGTTACATATTTCGATGTACCACTTTCACACAGCTTGCAGAGATACATCTACGAGGTGTGTGCGGACGAAAATGTTCCAGTGTCACTCATTATCGCAATGATAGACCAAGAGAGCAAGTTCAACCCGGAAGTGGTTAGTAAGACCGGGGATTACGGTCTCATGCAGATTAACACCATCAATCACGAATGGCTGGCAGAGGAATACAGAATAGCGGATATGCTTGACCCATATCAGAATGTTTTCTGTGGAATCAAGGTCATTGGTTCGTACATTCAGAACTACAATGACTACGGTTTAGCTCTGATGGCATACAACATGGGTGACTACGGTGCTAAGAAAGCATGGGAAAACGGTATCAAATCCACCTCATACAGTGAGAGCGTTCTTGCTCTTATGCAAAAGTATGAACAGGAGGTGAATGTAAATGCCACAAATGCTGACGCTAAGTAACGGCAGACCCGAAACAATCCTATCCCCGAAGGATTTTGAGGATTTGATTGATAAGCACATGGGTATGGACTGTGCGAATTACTATCAGAATCAGATAGAACAGCTTTCAGAACTCATTCGAGACCTTGACAGTTATGTGGACGATAAAGACGTTCACTCGACCGTCAAGGAGGTGCTGAAAGAACATGGCTACTAACCGAAAAATCGGTAACAGTTTTGAGACCGAGTTCTGTGAGTTACTGTTCCAGCACGGATTTTGGTGTCACAACATGGCTCAAAATGCCGCCGGACAACCAGCAGATGTTATCGCTGTTAAAGGCAAAACGGCGTACCTCATTGACTGTAAGGTGTGTTCAAACAACCGATTCCCTCTCTCGAGAGTGGAAGAAAATCAGCACTTTGCTATGGAAACATGGAAAGCCTGTGGAAATGGCGAGGGCTGGTTCGCACTCAAGATTGAAGACGAAATCATTATGATTCCTCACTTTTCAATGGTGGCTCTCTCATATGAGAAGTCGGCTCTGAATCTGACAGACATTCGAGAGTATGGAACGCCGCTGGAAAGGTGGTTGAAGAAATGCTGATTGAAGTCTCAAACACACTGACGGTCGAGAACCCTACCCCGGAAATGGTGCTGTGGTGTAAGAGAAATCTCACCATACCTAACCCGGACTATGCGAAAAAATCTCGCATGAACTTATGGCTCGGAAACACGCCGAAAGTCCTGTCACTCTATGAGACCAGAGGAACAACGCTGGTGCTTCCGTTCGGAACACTCCGGCTACTCCCGAAGGACATATCCGATAAGGCATTGTTCTTGAGCGAATTTGCCGCCCCTGTGGAGGTGAATTATAACGCCGATGTTCCACTCTATGACTACCAAGAAACCGCCGTACAAGCGATGGTAGCCGCCAAGTATGGGATATTACAGAGTGCCGCCGGAAGCGGTAAAACGCAGATGGGTATTGCCCTCGCCGCAAGGCTGGGACGGCGTACATTATGGCTCTGCCACACACTCGACCTTATCAAACAGAGTAAGGAACGAGCCAAGCTCTATATGAGTGAAGACCTCATGGGTACTATCACGGAAGGAAAAGTCAATCTCGGTGAGGGAATCACCTTCGCCACGATTCAGACCATGTGCAAGCTCGACCTCGCACAGTACCGGGACTACTGGGATTGCATTATCACAGACGAGGTACACCGGGTCAGCGGAAGTCCTACCGCCGTGACACAGTATCAAAAAGTGCTGAACAGTTTATCGGCACGACACAAATACGGTCTGTCAGCAACGGTACACAGGTCAGACGGAATGATTCGAGCTACCTACGCCCTCGTTGGTGAGGTCGCTTACAAAGTCCCGGACGAAGCTGTTGCTGACAAGATTATGAAGGTAGGTATCTACCCTGTTGGTACAGGGGTGCAGATAAGCCGGGAAGCCCTTAACACGGACGGAACGTTGAACTACACCAAGCTAATTACCTATCTTACCGAAAACGCCGCCCGGAATCAGCTTATTGCAGATTCCATTGAACAGAGACCTTCTTTGATTCTGTCGGACAGGTTAAACCACCTCGAGGAGCTTATAAGTCTTCTCCCGGCTGATATGCAGAAGGACGCTGTGATGATAAGCGGCAAAATGACAACCAAAAAGGGCAAGGCTGAACGAGAACAGGCTCTTGAAGATATGAGGAGCGGCAAGAAGAAATACCTCTTTGCTACATACTCACTGGCGAAGGAAGGGCTGGACGTACCACGGTTGGAGCGTCTGTACCTAACCACCCCACAGAAGGACTACGCTGTGGTGACACAGAGTATCGGGCGTATCGCTCGTACCTTCGAGGGAAAGTCAGACCCTATCGCCTACGATTTCGTGGACGATATAGCTTACCTCGTGAAGTCCTATAAGAAGCGATGTACGACCTATCGAAAGAACGGTTGTTACTTCGTAAAGGAAGGAGGGACAAGCCCATGCGATTGATTTCTTATGACTGTGAGGTCTTCGCCTATGACTGGCTCGTAACCCTCAAGGATAAGGAAACAGGCGTTTACACCTGTATTTGGAACGATAACGAAGCTCTGAAAATGGCATTGTCCGATGATTGTATCTATGTCGGTTTCAACTCGAAACACTACGACCAGTACATCATCAAAGCGATTGCCGCCGGGTTTGCCCCGGAGGAAATTAAAAAGGTCAACGATTTCATTATTGCCGGAGGGCAAGGTTGGCAGTGTCCGCTTCTCGATGGTATCTACTTCCGTTTCAGTAATGTGGATATTCGAGACGATACGCAACAGGGGTTATCCCTTAAAGCCATTGAAGGACACCTCGGTATGTCGGTTAAAGAATCCAGCGTACCGTTTGACATTGACCGTCCTCTAACCCCGGAGGAAAAAGCCGAGACGGAGTTCTACTGTAAACATGACGTTGATACCGCCGAGAGACTGATTGACATTCGTAAAGACTACTTGAAGAACAAAATCAACCTCGGTCGGCTGGCTGGTCTTGATGAAGTCAAGGCAATGGGTATGACGAACGCCAAACTGACTGCGGCAATGCTGAAAGCTACCAAGAAGCCGCACGATGATGAACGCAAGTATGTCTACCCGGACAATCTGCGAAAAGAGTACATACCACCCGAGGTTTTCGCTTTCTTCGATAGAATGTATGACCTCTCCATTTCGGACAGTGAGCTTTTCAAAGGCAAGTTCAATCTGAACATCGGTGAGTGTCCTGTGACACTCGGGTATGGCGGTATTCATGGTGCAATCCCAAACTTCTTTTGGGAGGAAACCGAGGATAGAGGAATTTGGAATGAGGACGTAGGAAGCTACTACCCACACCTCTGTACCATCAATGGGTACACAAGCAGAAACATTCCGTCTCCGCAGATTTACGAGGACATTCTTGACCGCCGAATGAAAGCGAAAGCCGCTGGCGATAAGCACACGGCGAACGCTCTGAAACTGGTTTGCAACACCACCTACGGTTGCTTGCTGAATCAGTACAACGACCTCTACGACCCTCTCATGGGTAGGTCGGTCTGCATTTCCGGGCAGTTATATCTACTGGAACTTGCAGAGCATTGTTACCAAGAGATTGAAGGACTGCGAATTGTCCAGCTCAACACGGACGGTATCATGGTCGAGTGCGATAAGAAGGACTACGACACACTGACCGCTATCTGTGCTGAATGGCAGTCTCGTACAGGCTTTGACCTCGAGGAAGATACCGTTGTCAAGATAGCGCAGAAAGACGTAAACAACTACGTTGAGGTTCAGCCGGGCGGCAAAGCAAAAGCCAAAGGCGGCTATCTCGTGAAGGGTATCGCTCCGGCTGGTGCTTTCAATATCAATAACTCCTGTGTGATTGTGGCTACCGCCCTCAAGGAGTTCTTTGTAAACGGAACGCCTGTCGAAGACACCATCAATAGTTGCGATGATATTTTCCAGTTTCAGATTATTGCCAAAGCCGGGGCGAAGTACCGGGAAGCCTATCATGTGGTGGACGGTGAAAAGCAGTCCGTTCAGAAGGTGAACCGAGTGTATGCCACAGCGGACGAGAGATACGGAAAAATCTTCAAGGTGAAAGCCGAGGACGATTCCGAAGCGAAAATAGATTCTCTCCCGGAACACTGTATCATCGACAACGATAACGAGCTGTCCATTGACGAGGTAGACAGAAGTTTCTACATCGCAATGGCGAAAAAGCGAGTTGACGATTTCAAGGGTATCAAACCCGAAAAAACTAAAAAGCCAAGGAGGACAAAGAAAATGGCAACTACTACCAAGACCACAAATGTATATCAGAAGCTCCTTACTGCAAGGGCAAAGTTCCTTGAAGCGAACGTGGAGAAGACAGGAAAGAATATGCACCTGTCCTTCAAATACTTCGAGCTTGAGGACATTGTACCGACCGCTATCCGCATTTTCAATGAGGTTGGTCTTATCCATGTGGTGAACTTCACCGCTGATGTTGCAACCATGAACATCATCAACACCGACAACCCGGAGGAATCCGTACCGTTCGTTGCTCCGTTCAATCAGATTGCTCCTATCGTGAGCAACGCTGGCAAACAGGCTACAAACGAAATGCAAGCTCTCGGTTCTTCCATCACCTATATGCGCCGCTACCTGTATATGATTGCGCTGGACATTTGCGAGAGCGATTCCATTGACGTAAATCTCGGCAAGGGCGAGAGCGATTCCGCTCCGGCGGCAGAGAAGAAAGCTCCGGCTACTCCCGAGCAGAGACAGGAAGTGAAGGAGAATCTGACTTCCCCGGCTGACAATGCTTCTGCTTTACAGATTAAGGGTCTGAAAGCAGTTCTCAAGAAGCTCAAGGACGCTGACCCGAGCAAGGAGGAAATGATTGCGAATATCGCAGTACAGACCAAGGGATTCACGGAGATTTCCAAGTCCGATTGCGAGACGCTGATTCAGAAGATTACCGCAATGCTGGAAGGAGGGGCTAAGTAATGGCAGACATTAAGTGGCTCGAGGGCAATCGTATTCAGATTGCCCCTCCAAAGAGAACCAAGAAAATCACAGGTACTCGCTTCGCTACTATCCTCGGTCTGAATCCGTGGAGTACCGCATTTGAAATGTGGTGTGCGATTACCAAGACCTATGAGAAGCCCTTTGAGGACACTATTTACACGGTCGCTGGTAAGACCATCGAACCGAAACAGGCTCGCTACATGGAGCAGTCCTACGGCATGGACATTGTTCGCCCTTCTGATGTGTGGGGTGAGGACTACTTCAATAAGACATGGGGAGATTTCTTCCCGGAGAGCAAACACCTCGGCGGTATGTGGGACTATCTGATGAAGGGCGAAGACGGCAAGACCATCGAAGCTGTTCTCGAAATGAAGACCACCAAACGTGCGGAGGACTGGCAGAACGATGTTCCCGAGTATTACGCATTACAGGCGGCATTATACGCTTACCTGTACGGTGTGGACGATGTGATTATGGTCGCTTCCTTCCTTGACGAGAAGGACTACAAAGACCCGGCGGCATATCAGCCGACCGCAAGCAACACCATCACTGTTGAGTTCAAGGTCTCCGAGCGTTACCCGGACTTCTCAGACAAGGTAGCCGCTGTTGAGCAGTGGTGGGCTGATTATGTCGATACTGGTATCTCCCCGGAGTATGACGAGAAGAAGGACGCTGAAATCCTTGCGGCACTCCGCACCAACACCCTGTCTCCCGAGACTGACATTGAAGCTCTGATTGCAGAAGCCGAAGGTCTCAAGAAGGAGCTGGACGAGATTTCTGCTTCCACAGCAGACAAGGAGAAGCGTCTCAAGACCATCAATGACATTATCAAGGAACACGCTATGAGGCAGTTCCGTGACGGTGATAAGAAGGTCGAGGTCAAGGGTTCTACCTATGTGTGGACTGTCTCTCGTTCCGAGACTACCAGCGTTGATAAGGACGCTCTGAAAGCTGACGGTTTGCTGGATAAGTACAGCAAGAAATCTGAAACCTACCGTATGACGGTTAAATAAGGAGGACAAATTCATGGCAAACAGTAAGGAACTGACCGAACAGGTCATGGAACTGCATAAGAAGCAGACCGAGGAAATGAAAGCTCTCGAGGAACAGCGTGAGGAAGCTCTCAAGGTTGAGAAGTACGATGAAGCCGCTGTCGAGCTTCACAATATGTACAACAGCTATATCAAGGCTGGTTTCACCGAGGAACAGGCATGGAAGTTGACGGAAATTGTCTTCGCCAACAGTACGAAAAAAGGAATTTTTTAAGGAGGACACTACAATGGCAAGAATCCCTATGACGAGCGGTTTTGTAATTATCCCGGAGGGAGAATACGTTTTCCGCATTTATGACGCAACCTATGACGAGGATTTCGGTCGTATCGAAATCAAGCTGGTAAACGCACAGGGCGCAACTCACACCGAGCGTTTCTCTATCAAGGATAAGAATGACGAGTACAACGAAAAGGCTCTGAACGCTTTCTCCTACTTCGCTAAGACGGCTATGAACGACTACACGATGGAGGACATTGACCCGGAACAGCTTATCAATCACTACATTCGTGCAGAGGTTGTTCACACCAAAGTTCCGAGCAACAAAGACCCGAACAAGGAGGTCACTTTCGCAAACCTCGGAGACAAGTCTCCGGCAGATGGTTTCGACACCGAGCCTGTCGCTCGTGCGCTCACTCTCGGCAATGGTAATAACGCCGCTCCGAAAGCTGCACCTAAGACACAGACTGCTTCCGCTCCGGCTAAGACTGGGCTGGATATTGACGCACTGTTAGGTTAAGCAATCAGCCGGGAGGGGCAAGCTCCTCTCCCGGATTTTTAATAGGAGGTGTCGCATGACAGATAATGTCAATCACCCGGCACATTATGAGACCGGGAAATTCGAGTGCATTGAAGTAATGCTCGAGACACAGGGCGTGGAAGCTACGAAGGACTTCTGTGTATGCAATGCTCTCAAGTACATCTACCGACACAGGAATAAGAACGGTGTCGAGGACATTAAGAAAGCCGATTGGTACTTGAAGAAGTATCTCGAATTGGCGAAATCACAGGAGGAAAAAGCATGACTATCAATGAGTATCAGACCGAAGCTCTCCGCACTGCGGCTGGCATGAACCACCCGAACAATGACGAGATTCTTCTCAACGGTGTTATGGGTCTCTGTGGTGAATCCGGCGAGTGTGTAGACATGGTTAAGAAGTACCGATTCCAAGGTCACGAGCTGGACAAAGCTCACCTCGCAAAAGAGCTGGGCGATGTGGCGTGGTATCTCGCAGTTACCGCCCATGCTATCGGCTACGACCTTGAGACGGTGTTACAGATGAACGTAGACAAGCTCCGCAACCGCTACCCGAATGGGTTCGAGAAAGAGCGCAGTCTTCACAGACAGGAGGGTGACGTATGACACTGGCAGAACGTATTGAGAAGTTCAATAACCTCATGGGTGACATTGTTCACCCGGAGGTCAAGAAAGACCTGTTGGAGAAGGGATTCTTCACCGCTCCGGCAAGCACCAAGTATCACGGCAATTATGAGGGTGGTTTGTTCGACCACAGCTACATGGTAGCTCGCTACCTCAAGAAGCTCACCGAGGATTGCCGCCTTGACTGGCAGAACCCTCGCTCACCTCTGCTGGTTGGTATGTTCCACGACCTTTGTAAGATGGACAACTACCAGCACCCGGTCATTGCTGAAACCCTCGGCGGCGAGGAAATCAGAGACGATTTCAAGTGGGAATACGCTACGGACACTCTACTCAAGGGTCACGGCGATAAGTCGGTTATGGTGCTGGCACAGTATTTCAAGCTCACCGAGGAGGAAATCATGTGTATTCGCTATCACATGGGAGCTTTCTGCGATAAGTCCGAGTGGAACGATTATACACGAGCAGTGCATAAATATACAAATGTTCTGTGGACACACCAAGCCGATATGCTCGCTTCTCATGTAGAGGGGGTGTGAGGTATGGTGGCAAGAATCCCGAATTTGGAGCTTCTGCTCTATAAGGCACAACAGGCTCTCGCCCATGACCCGGACTTCGTTAAGAAGATTGCCGAGATTAAGGAGAACGAGAGCCGCAAGAAAGTCTACCTCGATTTCAGTGTTGAGTGCTTCTCACAGATTTGGGGTAGCACTTGTACCGGGTTCGATGTGACCGAAACTGGTGAGCCTGTTATGGCTGGTTCAGCTATGACCGAGGAATACACCACCATCGTACATGAGAAGACCACAGATACCTACTGTGTGTTCTTCGGAGACCGCCCTTGCTACAAGGTGGATAACCCGAGCAACGAGTTCTACGAGGACATGAAGAAGCGTCAGATGGCAAGCCTGTCTCGAGCCAAGAACCGCTATTAAGGAGGAATGAGCGATGATTAAATTTGAACAGATTGAGGTATGGGGAATCAAACACGCTATTCGTGGAATGAGAAATCCTCTCAATAGCTGGGAACGCTCTGACACCGTATTTGACGGTGACAAGATGTGTCTCGGGGAAAATGATATTGACCTTATGACCCGGCTCATTCGTGGCGGCGCACCTCACCGCAAGTTCCTCCGTCAGATTTTCGTATCGGTGGATATTACCGCTCCTCTCTACTGGTGGAAGGAGTTCGATACATACAAGGTCGGCACGACAGCTAATAGCTGTTCCACCATGCACAAGATACAGGCAAAGGAGTTCACCTTCGAGGACTTCTCCTGTGAGCATTTGGACGAGCCGAGCAAGGCGATTCTCGGTGTTGTGATTAACGAGCTTAACAACAATCGTGGCTGGTACAACGATTACAACAGGCTCGTAAATGAGGGAGATTTCACCGATGTAGAGCGCAAGCAGTTTTGGTGGAATATGATTCAGCTTTTACCCTCCTCTTTCAATCAGAAGCGAACGGTCACTATGACCTACGAAAACCTTCTGAATATGCTGGAATATCGCAGAAGTCACAAGCTGGACGAGTGGCGTATGTTCTGCGATTGGATTCTCACCCTCCCTTATGGTTCGCTCTTGAAGGAAGGTGTAGGTAATGAACAGAGCTGAACGGCGTAGGCAGAAGAAAGCCGGAATAAAGGTACAGAAAGAACCCACTCTGAATCTGAAAGTCAGTGATTTCGACCACATGGTCTCTCATGCGGAGAAGTCAGCCAAGGAAAGAGCGACAGCGGCGGCAATCCACGAAATCGACCAACAGATTCTTGAGCATGACGAAGCCTATTCTCTCGACATTGACGCAATGGTGCTGTGGACGCTTCATGTTTACCTCGGGTTCGGTAAGAAGCGTCTCGAGAGATTCTACCGGGATATGTTGAAGGAACACATTCACATGAGGGAGGTCTACGAAATGGACGATACCTACCCGGAACGCTACAAACTCAAGGAGCTTTGCAATGTCGATGTGGAAGCTCTGAATAATGAATTTAAGGAGGTTATACACAATGTATAAGTTGAAGAACGTCAACGGCAGAGTGAACGCTCTGCTCCGCACCGGGAAGGACTTCGTAAAGAACAACCTCTCCGTGTCTGCGGCACAGCATATCATTGACACTGGTAAGCTGGTGGAATCTGACAACCCGGACTACCCTATCTGCATTGATAACCAGTGGTATTTCGAGGGTGTCGAGGTCAAAAAGACAGCGAAGAAAGCCCAGTTGAGTTCCATGTATGGGGAAATGAAGGAGGGCAAGTAAATGAGCCGAACTTTCTACTCCGAGTATGTGAATCATTGTCTGCGATTCTATGCTCGACATGACAGACCGAAGTTCCACTCGGAAGCAGACAAGCATAACTGGGCGGCGTGTGACAGCGCACTCAAGTCGTTCTCCGATAATGACCGAGCAATGCTCCTGTATATCTATCGTGAGGGCGATACCGTCCCGGACAATATCTATCAGTTGGCGAAGTCCAAAGGTATCTCACAGGACAGCATTTGGAAGCTCGTAAATGAGCTGGAAAGAAAGGTGGCAAAGCGGCGTGGTTTACTATGACAATATTCCCGAGGAATTAAAGAAACTCGACCAGTGGGTGTGTGCGAATGATGGAAGCAAAGTCCCTATGAAAGCATGGGAGAACGAAGCCGCTTCCTCCACCAACCCGGAAACATGGTCTGATTTCGAGACTGCTCTCGAATCGTACAATCAGCACTATTACGACTACTGCGGTTTCGTGTTTGCGGACAATGGGTATGTCGGGATTGATATTGACGAGGGGTACGATGAAGACGGTCTTATGAGCGTCCTCGGGGCTGATATTGTCGGTAAGTGCCACAGCTATACGGAGAAATCCCGGAGTGGGCGTGGATTCCATATCCTACTCCGTGGAACTCTCCCCTTCAAGGGCAAGAACAATCTTGCTGGCGTGGAGATTTACAAGGCGGCTCGATACTTCATTATGACTGGGAACACCCTTCTCTACCGAGAAATCATCGAGAACCAAGAAGCGATTGATTATGTGGTGGAGAAATACTTCCCGGAAGCTCGAGAGACCTCCGATAAGGTGGTTGTTGGGCGAGACAAGATATACGCCCCTGTATGGGAAGAACCTGTCGTAAATGGGCGTGTAAAGCTCCGTCCAGTATATCCAAGAATCCCGGACGGAAGCCGCAATATCTGTCTCACCTCCCTCGCTGGTATGCTCCACAATCAAGGCTACTCCAAGTCACAGATTTACGAGGAGCTGTTGTACGCCAATACGGTTGCCTGTGACCCACCTCTTGATAGGAACGAACTGCGAACTATCTGCAACAGCGTCACGAGGTACAAGCGATGAAGATTAAATGCTGTAAGGAGTGCGTTGCTCCGAAGCGACACCCCGGCTGTCACGGTGTATGTCCCGAGTACCTATACGAAAAGGCACTGTGGGAGGAAGAAAAGAAAGTCATTCGTGAGGAACATAGGCGATTCAGTGAGCTATACGAGCAACGCTCCGAGGGAGTGCGAAAAGCACTTAAACATAGAAGACGATAACTTGCACAGAAAAGATAAAAATTTATCTTTTAGGTATTGATATTCAATCTTGTATGTGTTATCTTATAATCACAGCAAGACAAAAACTTATCCAATGAAGATTAAGGAGGATTTTATCATGGAAGTTATGAGAAACATGACTATTGACACTGAACTGTTCGAGCTGGGAGACATTATCTCCTTCACACTCACCACAGGGGAAAAGGTTAAGGCGAAAGCCATTCGTGAGACCCCGAACGGTATGCTGTTCATCACTGTTGACTGTCTCAAGGACGAGCAGAAAATGTTCGAGAATCCCGGTAGAGCCGAGAAGGTTGACTACGAACATTCCGACCTTCGAAAGAAGCTGAACGGAGAAATCTTCGAGAGCTTCCCGGAGGAAATCAAGGGTCGCATGGTTGGTATGCGAGTAGGTCAGACGAACTGCTTTGATATGCTCCGTATTCCTACCGAGCGTGAAATCTTCGGAGAGAACCCTTACGGTAAGGACGAGCCTGTATCTGTGAGACGTTTCTACGGCATGGAGAACCGCCGTGAGCGTATCGCTTTCCAAGGCTCGGAGACAGGTACATGGGAATGGTACTGGTTGCAGAATAAGGTTGAAGATTCCGCTTCCTGTTTCGCCAATGTCTACGACAACGGTCTTGCGACCTACGGCGGCGCTTCCAATTCTAGTGGCGTTCGCCCGGTCTTTCTCTTATCCTAAAATCTCGCCCCCTTGTGGGGCGAGTTCAATAAAGAACGGAGGTGAATGTCGTGCAGACAAGATGTGAAGTCTGTAAGAAAAGATGTGTCTGCCACGCTTGCCCTCTACATAATCAATGCCGCTACACTTTGAGGTGTAAATCCTCAAAGTGTTACTGCGGAAAATATAGGAGGTTATCAGAAAATGGAACAGAACAAAATCTGTCCTCTCCTCACGACTAATACTGTCGTAGACGAGAATAACACCGTGAAAATTGGCACACAGCCTGTTTTCTGCGTAACCGAGCAGTGTTCGTGGTGGTTGGAGGACAAACAGAAATGTGCAATCGCAGTTATGGGAGGTAAGAAATAATGGCATATTACATGAATAAGAACGTCCCGGCGAAGCGAGGAGATATTTTCTACATTTCCAACTCCAAGTGCTACGCCACAGACCCGAGTAATACAGAGGGAAGACCAGCAATCGTTGTCTCCTCTGACAAATTGAATGAACACGCAGATGTTGTCGAGGTGGTCTATCTTACCACTAAGGAAAAGCGTCTCATGCCTACTCATGCAGAGGTGTTGTGCAAGATTCCTTCAACCGCTCTGTGTGAGACCATCTACACGGTCAATAAGGACAGGCTGGGCGATTTCGTCCGTACCTGTACCGATAAGGAAATGGAGGGTGTCAATGCCGGAATCCTCTGCTCACTCGGTATCGCCGCTCCTATGGACGAGAGTGAGCCTGTTGACAACTCCGTAACGGTCGAGAGGAATCTTTACAAGCACCTCTATGAAGACCTTCTCAATAAGGTAATGGCGAGGTGATAGATATGGGTAAAGGAGCTGATATGAGCTGGGAAGACATTCAGAATGAGTTCGACATTATGAACCGAATGTCGTGCCGCCCGGTTGGGTTGCAAAAAGTCCCCGGCAATCATATTTTCGATGAAGACCAGTCTGTGAAATGGAACAGAGAACAGGTCGAATTGAATAACAAGAAGTATCAGAGTGAAGTCGCTCGGCTCAACACCGAGAAGAACAAGGCTCGAGATTCCGTCTACAATCTGATTATCGAAAAGATTCAGTATGAGGTGGGTCACAGGCTCTCTCGCAAGAAAGCGGAAGCCATTTGGAATCGTGCCTATGAGGACGGACACTCTTTCGGATTCTATGAAATCCGTTGCCGCCTGTCAGACCTTATTGATTTGGCGATTACTCTGCTGGGAGGTGATAAGTAATGCAAGAGCTTTTCGAGACACGCAACGGTCGTGTCATTATGGACGAGGACTTATCCTCGAAGATGTATCTGATTAAGCAGTATCACCCCGAGAAAGCAGACGAGACCAGCTCCGGGTTTGAGTGGTCTGAAATGGGTATGGCAAACCTGTTCGGCTTGCTCTACTCTCACGAAGCTCGCTACTGCCCGGAACACAAGAGCTGGTACACCTATCACGAGGGAGCATGGCGTAAGGACGAGGGAGCAATTCTCGTGTCCGAGAAGATTAAAGATTTCGTTCGTTTGATGATTCTCTACTGCGGAGAAATCGAGGACGATGATACCCGGAAGTCCTACACCGGGTTCGTCAATAAGATGGGTGACAGGCGTATGCGAGATAGAATCCTCAAGGACGCAACAGGTGAGCTTCGTATCTCTGCTGTGCAGTTTGACGCAGACCCTTATCTCATTAACTGTCTCAATGGTACATACGACCTTCGAGACTTCTCCTTCCGGGAACATAGCTGGGACGATTTTCTCACCATGCAGACAGCATTTAGTCACACTATCTCCAAGACGGTTAAGTGTAAACGCTGGGAGAAGTTTATTAAAGAGGTCACACAGAATGACGAGGACAAGGCAGACTTTCTTCAAAGAGCTTTGGGTTATTCCATGCTGGGTATGAGCAATGAGGAGTGTATGTTCATTCTTCATGGTAAGACCACTCGTAACGGTAAGTCTACTCTGCTCAACACCATCGAGACTATGCTCGGTGACTATGCCAAGGTTGCCCCGGTCGGTATGATTTGCCGTGGAGACCGTCAGAAGGACGCAGAAGCCGCCAGCCCTACTCTTGCCGGGCTGAAAGGCAAACGCTTCGTCACAATGTCCGAGAGCAACGAATACGGCAAGCTGGACGAGGAGAAAATCAAACAGCTTACAGGCGGCGAGGAAATCTCTGCTCGTGCGCTGTACCAGTCGGCAATCACATTCAAGCCGCAATTTACGTTATGGCTTTCCTGTAACGACCTTCCGATGGTGACAGACAAGTCCCTGTTCGCTTCCGAGCGTATCAAGGTGGTAGAGTTCAACCGCCACTTCTCCCCGGAGGAACAGGACACCCACCTAAAGGACGAGCTGTGTGAGCAGTCCAGCATGAGCGGCATTTTCATGTGGCTGGTGCGTGGGTATATCCACTACAAGGAGCGTGGACTTGCAATGAGCGGCAGTCTAAAATCGGTTGTCACCAAGTACGAGCGTGATAATGACCTCGTGTTGCAGTTCCTCGAGAACCGCTGTGAACGTGTCCCGGAGGAAAGCTCGCCAACCGTTATCAAGGCGAAAGACCTGTACAACGCTTTCAAGATTTGGGCGAAGTCCGAGGGTGCTTATATTCTGTCGGCTCGTAAGTTCAATTCTGAAATGGAGCGTCACCCGGAGTGGTTCGACAGGAAATCGACCTCGAGCGGCTATGCAACCTATTGTGGTCTGAAATTGAAAGAGGTGCTGTAATGAGTAAATATCTCGAAACCCTTCCACAGTATCACTTTGACAGGGACGATTTCTGCAAAGTGTTCAGAGAAGTTTTCACCGATGATGAAATCATAGACATTGATGTGATGTGTGGTTATCCACAGAACACCGACAACTTCCTTCTCTATCGTTGGGAAGACGAGTTCTATATCATTCATCGTGACAGCGGCACGATTATCAACTGGTATAAGCATTTGGGACGAACCAACACCTGTAATAAGGAAGGATTCACCCTCACTGATTTGAAGGAGCTTCTGCTTCTTCTCAAGGAAGACTTGAAGGAGGAATTGTAATGCAGTTAGCAGAAAAACAGGAGTTGGTACGGCTCTTGAACCTGTACCAAGCTGACCTTCTCAATCAGAATCGGAAGAACATTGAGAATGGCAGAACTGAGTATTTTGTTCCCGGCGTGAAAGCACAGTACGAACACGCCCGAATTATCAGCACGAAACTCTCTGTCGAACTCGGCAAGGGTATCAAATCATGGTGGGAGGTATAACTATGGAAATGGTTTGTAAATGCGGCGGCAAGGAGTTCTTCACCGAGGAACACGGCAATCAGACCGGGCTTTACTGCTCCGCTTGCGGTAAGTGGCAGAAATGGCTCAAAAAGGACGAGATACGACTTTTCAATCACGGTGTCAAGGTAGAGAACGCTTCTCTGTTGGAACGTCTCAAGGCTCGTATCGAGGAGAGTGCAATCAAGGTATCTACCGTCAAAGCTCCGCACACCTACATGAAAGCTGTCGGCACGAGGGAGCTTGAAAAGATTCTCGAGGAGGAGTTGGGAAATGAAGACACGAAACGACATACTTGCTGAATACGTCCGCAGTCGTTACCCCGAGATTGAGAAGACCTTCGACTTTGCCGCCTACTCTGCTGGTGTGGCTCTTAAAGAGTTCGGCAGATGTATCAAAGAAGCGTTCGGGGGTACTGATAAGGAGGTAGACGATGTTTGCGATTCAGAACATTAAGACCGGGAAGTTTTTGTATGGCACAGACTACCGATACCGCCCTCCTCACCAGCGTACCAGCAATACGAAAATGCTCACTTACAGCTCTATCGCAGAAGCCGCACACGACTTTTGGGTTAAGAGGAAGTGTGGCAAAGATTACAGAATCGTTGTGCTGAAATCGGTTGAGGTTAAGCGAGTGATTGACTACTACGATAGCAAAAACTTCATTTAACACAAAACGGATAAGTATTTATCAAAAACGACATTTACCGAACTATCTGAAAAGGATTGAAAAACAATCTTTTCATAAGAACGAGTTATTCTTATTATTACAGTAGTTAAAGTAGCTGTTCTCAAGGTATTGCGTGTAACTTCCTCTATATAGAAAATTCCCTATATATAGAAGTTATACGCAAAAACCGATTTTCAACTACTTCTACTACTGCAATAAGAATAAGAAGAAAGGAGACTGAAATGGATATAGATAAACTGTTAGCAGACAGTTCCGAGGAGACTGTTGCGACTAAGGAGACTGTTTCCAGCGAGGAGACTGCAATCAGTCCTCGTACCGGGAAACCGATTCAGAAGAAATATGCACCGAAGAAGAAAGGTAAGCCCCGAGGAGGTAATAACTGGTTGAAGCCGGAAAACATCGCTCCGGGGCTTGAAGCTGGTGATAACACGAAGTTCCTCTCCGTCAATATGGCGTTGATGAATATGCCGGACATTGACATGGAGAATCCGTTGGAGGTGCAACAGCGACTTTCCGACTATTTTGCTTTGTATGCACAGTATGATATGAAACCTACGGTTGTGGGTATGGCTATTGCATTGAACGGACACAACAGACAGTGGCTTTATGCGGTTACACATGATGTACCGGGAGGTGGTGCTGGATATAAGATTGCGTTGCCGCCGGAGGTAGCTGACGTAATAAAAAAGGCGTACTTTTTGCTCGAAAATTTGTGGGAATCCTACATGAACTCCGGCAAGGTCAACCCGGTAGCTGGTATCTTTCTCGGCAAGAACAACTATGGCTACCAAGACAAAACCGAGTACGTTCTCACACCGAACCAGCAGAACGACAACGACTATTCTGCTGATGAAATCAGAGAACGCTATATTGCAAGCGACCAGCAGAAGCGGCTTTCAGCAAGCAACTCTGACGAGGACACGAGCGACTAAGCGACTTTCGCCCTCGCTCCGACTTTCCGACTATCAGCCGAGCGACTATCGACTTTCGACTATCGACTATGAAATTGCTCCGGGATTTCCCGGGGCTTTTTCTATGCAAAAATTCACGGAAATTTTCAGAAAATCAGCCGGACACGGCAGTCACTACTTTAATGCTTTAATGCAATAAATCAAATCAATACCCCGGGCGGCGTGGGTGAACGTGTCCGGCGGCGTTCCTTCCATATAATGCGAATTTTGCGCCCGGTGTAATTCGTAAATTTAGAATTTAGGTGTTGACAATTCGTATAATAAGAATTAGAATAACAATAACAACACAAACAAGATAAACCGCCAACACGAAAAAGATAAATTTTTATCTAAAAAGTATTGACAAACAATCTTGAAAGTGTTATTGTATAGTCACAGCAAGACAAGAAGCAACACAAATAAGATTATATGGAGGTTTTCAAAATGAAAAGATATGAATTAGCACCGAACGGAACACAAAAAAGTTTCTATGGAAAAGCCGTTGTTGAAATTGACAACGCCGGGAATGAAACGCTTTACAGCTATAACACCCCTATTATAAAGCGGCTTGTAAATGGTTCGCTTGTTAGGTTGTGGGGCGGTTGGAGTAACACAACCGGGAAACATATAAAAGCGTTTTGCGGTTTGAATAAAGCCGGGTTTATGGGGCTTGAACACGAAACAACGCCACAAGAAAAAGCGGCGGCGTATAACGGTACACTTTACAGATAATAGAACGGAGGAAAAGAAAATGAAAGTTAAAACCACAAGAAAAGCTATTGTAAACGGTTCTTATAATGTTAAATGCGCCGGGTATTGTGATTTGTCCTATTTGCTGAACAATCATTCACCCATTGCGTACACTTGCGGCGTTTACGGTTGGAATTTTGACGTTTACGAGGTTTACGGCGTTACGATTTGCACAGGTTATAGAAATATGCCGGGCGCAAGGCTTCAAAAAATTAGCGAATACGAGGAAAAAGCCCGGGCTATTTTGAGTTGGAAAGATAAACGCCCATTTGAAGAAAAGCAAATAGCCGTTGAAAACCTTTTGAAAGAATTTTGTAAATTGAACGGGGGCGTTATTTATGAATAAATACAGCTTTACGAACAACGGCAAAACGTGGGAACGTATCACGAAAAAGCAAGCCCGGGCGGCTTATAACAACGGTTTAACCGTTCTGTTTTGCCCTGTGAATATGCGCCCCTTTACGCCGTGGCATTTAGAAATTGACGTAAACAAGAATTTTGAGGGTTATAACGGCGTTACTTTTGAAAAAGCCGTGAACGCTTTTGAAATTTATAATTGTACCGACAACGAAACCGGGCGTTATACGGCGTTTTATATCCCGGTTGTAACGGTTGATAGATTCACCGGGGAAACGCCCACGGCGTACACGTTGGGAACGGTCAAACAATATGATTATAGCGTTATGGAGGGCTGAAAAATGAAAAGATTTGAAAGTTTATGCAATGAGTACCGGGAAAACAAACGTTTAATTGAAGAATTGCAAGCTATGAACGATTCTATAAAATCGGATATTCTTGCAATCATGGGAAACGATGAAACGCACGTTGAAGGGGCGGCAAAAGCCACTAATAAAACAGTTGTTTCAAGTCGTTTTGATTCAAGCGGATTCAAGAAAGAATACCCGGATTTGTTCACCGAATACAGCCGGGAAACAAGTTATAAACGCTTTTGCGTTCTGTAAAGGGGGTTATATTATGCGTAAAGTGTCCGCAACGGTTATTTATAAAGATAATACGCTTTATAATTTAACGGTCAATCATAAAGGGGTTTTAATTCCGTTGGTTGCATACGATGAAATAAGCGTAAAACACGCATACGAAAAACGCACGTTTCAAACAATGTATAAATCAGTATTAAACATACTGAAAAATAATAATTTCTATTGTGGTTATTATGAGCAATTCGGGCGGCGTTGGTATGATATTCAATTTATCAATTTAGAAAACCCGGTAAATATTGAAAAATTCGGAATGGAGGTGTAAAGGATTGATATTATTATGTATTTTGATTTTTCCGTTTGTTGTGTTAGCTGATTTATTAAAAATGAATAAATGATTTTACAGCCCCGGTTATATGCCGGGGCTTTTTCGTGCGTGTACCGCCGCCCGGTAAACGTAAAACATAATCAAGAATAGCCGCCCGGGTATGCGTGGCAAGCCTTGAACGCTTGTAAACGTGTCCAGAGCTTGTGTCGTTCGTGGGCGTGGGTGCATTGTGTCCGGCGTTCATCGTGTCCGGCGGCGTGGGTTGTTCGGTTGTTCGTGTCGTTGTGTCCGGCTTGCGTTGTGGGGCGTTGTGGGGCGTTTCCCGGGGCTTTTATGCGTGGGTGTATGTTTATATGGGTTCACCGTTTCCCGGGCTTGTGGCGGCGTTTTCGGGGCTTGTGGGTACACCCCCGGAGGGGGATTGACAAGGGGCGAAACCGGGCGAGGGAGTACGCTGAATATCCTCAAAAAATAAAAAGACCCTATAAAAGATAATTTCTTATCCTATCAGTGTTGACAATCTCCCTTTCTCGTGCTATACTCGTATCACAAACAACATATAGGAGGTACATTATGGTTAAGAATAACATTGAAGTTGATGTAAAGGTGAAGCTCCTCGAAGCTGGGAAGACACAACAGCAGTTGGGTGAAGAAATCGGCACTACTGGACAGTACATCAACCGAGTTCTCAAGAAGAATGGTGGAATCGTGAACGATACCTTCGTGAAAATGATGGACGCTCTCGGTTATAACATCGTTCTCACCTACGAAAAGAAGGATTGAAGTAGTTAAAGTAGCTGAAAACAGCATTTTGCGTGTAACTTCCTCTATATACGCGCGTACTAAGCAAAAGTTACCGCAATTTTTGATTTTCTACTACTTTTACTACTTGAGGGGGTGAATATCTCGTGAAAGCGATTGGTTATATCCGTGTATCTACGGAGGAACAGTCTGCGGACGATAAATACGGTATCGAGGTACAGAAACAGGCGATTTCTGATTACGCCAACAGGAATGATTTTGAAATCGTGTGCTGGCTGACCGATACAATCAGCGGTGCGAAGGACAACCGCCCGGAACTGGACAAGATTCTCTACAATGCAGACCAGCTCCCGGCGCATGAAGCCGTGATTGTGTTCAAGAATGACCGTGTTGCTCGTGACACAAAATTGTATTTCTATTACTTCTACACGCTCGAGAAGCGGAATGTGAAGCTGTTGTCCACCGAGGAGCATTTCTCGGAGGGTGATGATTTCGCCAACATCTACCGCTCTCTGCTGATGTTCGTTGCGGAACAGGAGCGAAAGAACATCGCTCTGCGTACCGGGCGTGGGCGGTCTCTCAAGGCACAATGCGGTGGGTACTCCGGCGGCAACAAGCCGTATGGTTATTACTGCGTGGACGGTATGCTCATGCAGAACCCGGAGGAACGCCCTATCGTGGAGACGATATTCCGAGAGCATGACGAGAACCACGCCTCTTTGCTGGACATTTGCGAGATTCTATACGATGGTGGGTATCGAACCCGAAAAGGCAAGAGATTTCAGCCGTCCACCATTCGAGGAATCCTATCTAACCGCCCCTTCTATGAGGGTAAGTACAAATATGGAGACATGGGCTGGGTACAGGGCGTACACTCCCCGATTCTCCCATTGGAGGTGTAGAAATGAAGAAAATGCTATCTATTATGCTTGCCGGAGTGCTTATGCTGGCGGTCTCCGGGTGTGAAGTTGAACCACAACACAAGGTCTCGTATGTCAGCGGAGAAAAGCTCACTGTTCTCGAGCAGTACGATTGTGTGGCTGTCTATACGCAGTACACCAACGACAGCTCCGAAACTGCTGTCCCGGCTGATGAAGTGTCGGTCAAAGCATTTCAGAATGGTGTCGAATTGTCACCGCTTGTCCCGACAGGTGACAGAACCAACGGCTATGTGCAGTGTGATTCCAATGTGCAGAGCGGCACGACCGCTGATGTGGTGTGGCTGTTCGAGCTTGACGATGATTCTACCGTATCGGTGGAGCTGTCCGGCGGCGAGAAGGTCGAAATCCCATTGACAGAGGAATGAGCCTATGTGGGTGCTGGCAATATTGATATTTCCCTTTGCGGTACTCTATGAGATTGTGAAGATGAATGAGCAGTCTCACCACCGAGGGAAACGAAAACGAAGAAAAAGATTTTAATGACGAGGGTGCGTTATCGCACAGAGATTTAATTCTCTGAACGGTGACGCACTCTCTTTTTGTTTGGAGGTATTTATGAAAGAGCTACTTGAAAAAATTCTCGGGCAAATCAAAAAGACCCCGGAAGGGGTCAGAGCCTATGAGGATTTATACCATATCTGTCTTGAGACACAGAAGACAGACATTCCCCTATCCGTGGAGTATCTGAAAAAGCTGTCAGACATTATCGAGAATCGGATTCCGCAGTCTGAAACAGACAAAGAGCTTCGCTCCCTATTCATGCTTCACAAGAAGGTTCTGCTTGCCGCCGCCCCATTCGATTTTGAAAGCTATCTGCTCTATGTCGAATGGGAACGTGAACCGGACAAGAAGTTCTATGTCCCTCGCCGTGAGGTCATGCACCCTGTCGTACAGGCAATGCAAGATTTGATTGACGATAGGCTGGACTTGCTTACAATTTCCATGCCGCCCGGTACTGGTAAGTCCACCCTCGGTATCTTCTTCCTGTCGTGGGTCATGGGTCGATTCCCGGATTCACAGTCCCTTGCTTCTGCTCACTCGGGTATGCTGACACGCTCCTTCTATGACGGTGTGTATCAGATTATCACCGACAGCGAGTACCTGTGGGCTGATGTGTTCCCGGGAGTAAAGATGGCGGCAACGAACTCCAAGGAAGAAACCATCGACCTTCACAAGAAGCACCGATTCTCTACTCTGACCTGTCGAGCAATCAACGCTTCATTGACTGGTGCTACTCGATGTGACAAAATCCTCTACGCCGATGACTTGTGTTCCGGCATTGAGGAAGCTATGAGCAAAGAGCGATTGGATAAGCTGTGGAGTGCCTACACCAATGACCTTAAATCTCGAAAAAAGGAAGGTGCGAAGGAAATCCATATCGCTACCCGATGGTCTGTTCACGATGTTATCGGTCGATTGGAGAATCAGTATGGCGGTGATTCCCGAGCGAAGTTTATTGTCCTTCCGGCACTGGACGCAGACGGTGAAAGTAATTTCAATTACACTTACGGTGTCGGATTCAGCCGCCACTATTTCGAGGATATGAGGAACAACCTTGACGAAGCGTCTTTCAAGGCTCTGTTTATGAATCAGCCTATCGAGCGTGAGGGTCTGCTCTACGATGTGGACGAACTGCGCCGATATTTTGAGCTTCCAGCAGAAGACCCTGACGCTATTATCGGTATTTGTGATACCAAGGACAAGGGTTCTGACTACGCTTTCCTCCCGGCGGCGTATGTGTACGGTAATGACTACTACATTGACGATTGTGTCTGTGATAACAGCTTACCGAACATCGTTGACGCTCGATTGGTGGACATACTGCTCCGCTGTAAAGTCAAAATGTGCCGTTTCGAGAGCAATTCCGCTGGTGGTCGTGTTGCCGAAAAGGTGCAGAATGAGGTCAAGAAGCGTGGAGGTATCACTCGCATTACGACCAAGTTCACTACTGCCAATAAGGAGACAAAAATCATCGTCAACAGTGCGTGGGTCAAGGAACACTGCCTGTTCAAAGACGATAGCCTGTATAAACGTCAGAGTGATTACGGTCGCATGATGGATATGCTCGGCTCTTACACCGTGGCTGGTAAAAACAAGCACGATGATGTTCCCGATGGTATGGCTATGCTGGCAGAGTTCGCACAAAGTCTGTCCGGCGCAAGGGTTGAGGTATTTCAGAGACCGTGGTAACACAGGTCGTATGAGTTATCCACACTTTCCACATAATTATCAACATATAGTGTGTTAGCGTATTGACTTCTACTATATCTTGTGGTATTATGATATGGTAAAAAGAACGAGTTTGAATGGGTGCATGATTGCACGAGGTAATTTAGACCTCAAGCAGTCATGCACCCATTTTTTGTATGCAGAAAGGAGGAAGGAACGTGGCACATCAAATTGACGAGAGCAAGCCGAAGTATCTAAGTCAGACACGATTTATGAGCGGTCGGCGCATTATCAAGACCAGCGTAACAGAAATCACTGACGAAAACGTGGTCGATGTTCTCCGTAAGGCTCTTGCTACTCACGATTTGAACCGCAGTGAGATTGACTACCTGTGGAAGTATTACCGTGGAGACCAGCCAATCAGAAACCGTGTCAAAGACGTTCGCCCCGAAATCTGCAATAAGATTACCGAAAATCGTGCAAACGAAATCGTGTCCTTCAAGGTTGGGTATCTGTGTGGCGAACCGATTCAGTACGTCAGCCGTAATGGTGGCGAGGAAATCGTAAAGCAGATTAACACCCTCAACGAGTATATGTTCGCAGAGGACAAAGCCGCTCAAGACCAAGAGCTTGTCGAGTGGCAGATGATTTGTGGTACAGCGTTCCGTCTTGTCCTTCCCGATGAACCGGGTGAGGAAGACGAAGCTCCTTTTGAGCTTTACACTCTCGACCCGAGAGACACCTTCGTTGTGTATTCAAACGAAATCGGTAACAAGCCGCTGATGGCGGTTAAGTACAGCAAGGACGATAACGAGATTTTCCACTACTCGATTTACACCGAGAATCGCTATTACCTCGTGGACGGAGACATTTTGGTGGAATCCAAACCTCATGCCCTCGACATGATTCCGATTATCGAGTACCCGGGAAACAATGCTCGTCTCGGTTCTTTTGAGATTGTGCTTCCTCTACTGGACGCAATCAACAATGTGGAAAGTAACCGTATGGACGGTATGGAGCAGTTGGTACAGGCTTTTATTAAGTTCATTAACTGCGACATTACCAAGGAGGAATACGAGGAGTTCTTACAGCTCGGCGCAATCAAGGTGAAGTCCGTGGACGGACAAGCCGCTGATGTTGGTGTAGTCACCACAGAGCTGAATCAGACACAATCGCAGACCCTCAAGGACGATTACTACAATGCAATGCTCACCATCTGCGGTATGCCAAACCGTAACGGTGGTTCTTCCACGAGTGATACTGGTTCTGCCGTGTTGCTCCGTGATGGTTGGTCTGACGCAGAAGCTCGAGCAAAGGACAGCGAGAATGTCTTCAAGCGAGCAGAAAAGAAAATGCTCAAGCTGGTTCTTCGTATCTGTCGAGACCTCGGCGGTCTCACGCTCAAGTTGAGTGATATTGATATGAAGTTCACTCGCCGTAACTACGAAGCCATTCAGAGTAAATCTCAAGTCCTTATCTCCATGCTTCAAGAGCCTAAGATTCACCCACAGTTGGCGTTCCAGCATAGCGGAATGTTCTCTGACGCTGAATCTGCTTACACCATGAGCATGAAGTATTACGAGGAGCAACAGGAGAAAGCCGCTGAACTGGCTAAGAAGACCGCTCCCGATGATTCCGGGGACGATGATAATGAACCGGACAATAATGATATTTAAGCGGTAAGCCGCTGTGAATATAGGCAGAGAAGCCTTAAATCGCAATAGTCAGAGAAGACTTAAACCGCAAACATTGTCACAGAAGACATTAAAAGACAGGAGGATTTCAACATGGCAAAAATTGACATTAGCAAGATTGACGGCTATGCCGACATGACCCCGGAACAGAAAATTGCCGCTCTTGAAGCGTTCGAGACCGAAGACCCCGATTACAGCGGATATGTAAAGAAGGATATTTTCGATAAGACAGCTTCCGAGCTTGCGGCTAAGAAGAAGGAGCTGAATGAAAAGCTCACCGAGGACGAGCAGAAAAAGCAGAAGGAACAGGAGGAACGTGAGGAGTTACAGTCCAAGTACGACAAACTGCTCCGTGAAAGCGAAGTTTCCAAGTTCAAGGCAAAGTTGCTCGGCATGGGTTACGAGGAGAAGCTGGCTGACGCTACCGCAGAAGCAATGGCTGATGGTGATACCGAGAAGGTCTTCGCAAATCAGAAGAAACATCTTGAGAATGTCGAGAAGAAGGTTCGTGCGGAAGCCCTTAAAGATACACCGAAACCGACCCCGGACGGAGATTCCAAGACAATGACCCTTGAGAAGTTCCGTAAGCTGTCTCCACAGGAGAAATATGATTATTCTGTGAAGAATCCCGAGGACTACAAAGCCCTCTACACCAATAACGATACAGGAGGTAATGAGTAATGGCTCATAAGATTTATGACAACTTCTTCCTCTCCAATGAGGTTGAAGACCAGTTCAATTCCCACCTCGATTTACAGCAGTTCTGTACTGTTGATAACTCTCTTGTGGGTACTGCTGGTATGATTCGCAAGATTAACGTCTACAAGGCTACCAACGGCACTGAAAAGCTCGGTATGGGCGAAGGTAATACCAAGTCCATCGAGGTTTCTTACACTCCGGAGGAGTACAAGATTCTCATGGCACAGAACAAGTTCGAGTATTATGACGAACAGGAAATGACCGACCCTATGCTCGTTCCTGTCGGCACTCGTCACATGGGTACTGACCTGTTCAACACTGTGAATGGTGACATTTACGGTGAGTTCAAGAAGGCTACCATGGTTGTTCTTGCAGAGAAGTTCAACTTCGCCGCTTTCGTGGACGCTGTTGCAAGTCTGAACATCGAAAGCACTGACAATCAGCCGGAGAAGGTCGCTCCGCAGACGTTCGCTTTCATCAATGGTGCTGACACTGCCGAGCTTCGTAAGAATCTCGCAGAAGACCTCAAGTATGTGGAAGCATACGCACGTTCCGGCTATGTAGGTACTGTCGCTGGTGTGAACATTTACACCAAGAAGGACGCTACTAAGGGTACTGTCGTAGTTGCTACTCGACAGGCTGTAACGATTTTCAACAAGAAGGGTGTTGAAATCGAACAGGAGCGTGACGCAGACCATCGTAAGAATGATATTTACTCTCGTAAGTATTATCTTGCCGCTCTGACTGACGCTACTAAGGCTGTCAAGGTTTGCAAGGGTACGGCTAAGGTCACTGCCGACACTACCGTACAGAAGGAAAAGGTCTACTACGCTAAGACCGACAACGGATACATCGTTGGTACTCCTAAGTCTGACCCTAAGACCGAAGGTTTTTACGAGATTACTTTTGCCTAAGTAAAGGAGGTGGACAACATGACCGAGGAAGAAAAGCTGATTGCTCTCAAAGCGATGGTCGGTGGTTCGGACAGTGACGAAGTGCTGTCCACCTATCTTAAACTGGCTGGTCGTAAAATCATCAATCGAGCATATCCGTATGATTCCAGCGTAACGGAAGTTCCGGCACAGTACGACACTCTCCAATGCGAGATTGCCGCTTATATGCTGAACAAGCGTGGTGCGGAGGGTCAGACCTCTCATTCCGAGAACGGTATCTCCCGAAGCTATGAAAATGCTGATATTCCGTCCTCAATGCTCAAGGTGGTTACTCCTCATGTGGGGGTGATTAAATGAGAATGATGGTACGAAATAAGAGCAAATTCTTCTACGCTCTGTACAAAGAGAAAGTCCCTAAGACGGACGAATACGGAAATGTTACAGGGGAATATGAAATCATTCGAGACAACCCGGTAGAGTTCTCCGCTAATATCTCTGCCGCCAAGGGTGAAACAAGCACCCGGCAGTTCGGAGAAAGTGAAAGCTATGACAAGGTAATTGTCATGGGGACGGACGCTCCCCCTATTGACGAGTACACAGTGCTATGGGTCGATAAAACGCCACAGGTCGATGAAACCGGGGCTTTGGTTACAAACGATGATGGTGAGGTCATTACTCCTCACGATTATATCGTCAAGAAGGTAGCCAAGAGCTTGAACAGCGTATCGGTTGCGATAAGCAAGGTGACTGTCAGTGGGTAGAAAAGTTATCTCATTCGGATTGTCAACGAGTGAAATCAACCGAGCTATGAAAGAGCTGGCTGATTACAAACAAGAAATCCTTAGAAAAACAGAACTCCTCCGAGAGAAAGTAGCCGAGCGGCTGGCTGATGAAGCGAAAAGCGGATTCAGCGGTGCAATCGTTGACGAACTTATTCTCAAAGGAGGGCAAACTTCTCCACGATACGCACAAGTCGATGTGTCGGTTGACAATCGAGGGTCGGTTACTGTCGTTGTCGCAAGTGGTGAAGACGCTGTGTGGGTTGAGTTTGGTGCTGGTGTCTATCATAATGGCTCTCCAGGTTCGTCCCCTCACCCTAACGGTGCGGAACTGGGAATGACAATCGGTGGATTCGGTAAGGGTAACGGCAAGAAAGAGGTTTGGGGATTCTACGAAAATGGCGAATTGAAGCTGTCTCGTGGTACTCCGGCTCGTATGCCGATGGCTCTTGCAATCACCACCGTTTGCAATGATATTCAGTCTATCGCAAAGGAGGTGTTCGGGTGATTGACATTGAGACAGAGGTATTCAGTATCGTGTCCGCAGAGGTGCGAAAGAAATACCCGAAAATCTATATGACTGGCGAATATGTCAAGTCTCCACCTTCCTTCCCTTGTGTCTCTCTCATTGAGACAGATAATCAAGTTTATCGAAACACTCGAGATTCCGGGTGTATCGAAAACCACGCACAGGTGCTTTACGAGGTGAATGTCTACTCTAACAAAACGAGTGGCAAGAAAACTGAATGTAAAGCAATCATCGCTCTCATTGATTCCAAGATGGAAGCACTCGGTTTCACACGAACCCTTATGAACCCTGTTCCCAACGAGGAAGACGCAACGGTTTACAGAATGGTGGCTCGATACAGGGCTATCGTCTCTAAAAACAAAACTATTTATAGGAGGTAAACAAACATGGCTATTAGCACTTACAAGATTTTTCTCATGCAGAAGAACACTTCCGCATGGGAGAAGCTGATTGACATTAAGGAGTTTCCCGACCTCGGCGGTGCGCCGGAAATGCTGGAAACTACCACTCTGTCTGACAAAATGCAGACTTACATTCCGGGTATTCAGTCCCTCGATTCTCTTGAGTTCACTGCGAACTACACTCTCGAGGAGTACAAGAAGCTGAAAGCACTGGAAGGTACGGAGAAGGAGTTCGCCGTTTGGTTCGGTGGTACGGAAACTGGCGATACCGTCACTCCTACTGGTGACAGCGGTAAGTTCAAGTTCAAAGGCTCTCTGTCTGTTTATGCTAACGGCGGCGGCACGAATGAGGTTGTCGAAATGACTATCACTATCGCTCCGTCTACTGTTATCAGCATGGACGCAGAGTAAGGAAAAATAAGGAGGATAAATCATCATGGCAAAGCAGTTGAAATTCACTTTCAAGGATAAAGAATATGTCCTTGAGTTCACTCGCAGAACGGTTACGGAAATGGAAAAGAAGGGCTTCGTTGCGGCAGAGGTCGAGAACAAGCCTATGTCCACTCTCCCGGCACTGTTTGAAGGTGCGTTCCTCGCACATCATCGTTTCGAGAAGAAGGAAGTTATCAACGAAATCTTCTCCCACATGACGAACAAGGAGGAGCTTATCGGTAAGCTGGCAGAAATGTACAACGAGCCGATTATGGCACTTGTCGAAGAACCCGAGGAATCTGAGGGAAACGTAAGCTGGACAGCGAGTTGGTAAGTGATTCGCTGTTGACAGATGAATCCGCTAACAAGGGGAGCGAGCGTGAGAATCGCTCTGCTCCCCCTTCTTATTCGGAGATTTTTCTCGCAAAGTTCCCCTATTACTTATCAATAGGCATGACGGAAGAACAATACTGGGATAGAGATTCCACTCTCGTGAAGTCCTACCGCAAAGCGGAGGAGCTTCGTAAAGAGAGGGTCAATCAAGAAATGTGGTTACAGGGTATGTACATCTATGACGCTATTTCTCGTCTGTCCCCGATTCTTCGTGCTTTCGCCAAAAAGGGAACGAAAGCCCAACCTTATGTTGAGGAAGCATATCCCATCAATAAAAAGACGGTGGAGGAAGCAGAACTCAAGAAGGAAAAGGCTAAGTCTGAAAAGGGTCTGCGCTATATGCAAGCGTATATGGTACAGGCAAATAAGCAGTTACAAGAAAGGAAGTGAGTTTTATGCCTACTACAATCGAACAACTCGAATTGGAAGTTCAGTCGAGTTCCACCTCGGCTGTCGCTGGTATAGACGCTCTTTCCGCTTCTTTGTCCAAACTCAAAAATGCAGTTAGGGGCGGTGTCGGATTAACAAGCGTTGCAAATCAAGTACGCAATCTCGATACCGCCCTTAAAAGCATGGATAGTTCCGGGGCAGACAAGATTGACAAGCTCGCTTCCAGTTTGGAAAAACTGAAAGGTCTCGGCAGTCTCAAGATTTCGTCTTCCATCGGAAATCAGCTTCAAAATATTGGCAGTGCCGCCGCTTCCCTCACTGGTGTAGATTTCAGTGCTATGGAGAAGCTGGGTACAGCACTTCAACCGTTGAACAATCTGAACGCTTCCGGGCTAAAGTCCACTATCAATGCGCTCAATAAGTTACCGAAGCTGGCAGACACCCTCGACAACATGGATATGACTAAGTTCACCAGTCAGATTCAGCAGTTGTCTACGGCTCTCGCTCCGCTGACAAATCAGCTCAATGCTGTAACTACGGCGTTCAATCGTCTTCCTACGAACATTCAGAGAGCTATTACCGTCACGAACAGAATCTCGCAAGAGAACAATAAGGCGGCAAATAGTTACATGAATCTGTATGCCAAAATCAAAATGGCTATGGGTGTTGTGCGTACTGGTGCGAGAGTAATCGCTTCGTGGATAACACAGTCCAACCAGTACATTGAGGATTTGAACCTGTTTACCGCTTCTATGGGTAAATACGCAGAGGAAGCACAGAACTACGCAGAAGCAGTCAGCGAAGCTCTCGGTATCGACCCGGGCGAGTTCATGCGAAGTCAAGGCGTGTTCAACACCATCATTAGCGGTTTCGGCGTGGCGAGCGATAAAGCGTACCTCATGTCCAAGAACCTCACACAGCTCGGCTACGACATTTCTTCGTTCTTCAACATTTCGTTTGAGGACGCAATGCAGAAGTTACAGTCGGGTATCTCGGGTGAGCTTGAGCCGCTTCGTAGACTGGGTTACGACCTGTCTGTTGCAAGACTGCAAGAGGAAGCTCTTGCTCTCGGTATCGAGAAAAAGGTCTCTGCTATGACACAGGCTGAAAAGTCGCAGTTGCGTTACTATGCAATTATGACACAGGTAACTACTGCTCAAGGTGATATGGCTCGTACTCTGAACGCTCCGGCGAACCAGCTTCGTGTTTTACAGGCACAGGTTACGCAGTGTGCAAGAGCTTTGGGTAATATCTTTATCCCGGCTCTGAACGCAGTATTACCGTATGCAATCGCTTTGGCGAAGATTGTCCGTATGCTGGCAAACTCTATCGCAAGTCTGTTCGGATTCAAACTCCCGGAGGTAGATTATTCCGGCATTTCTGCTGGTGCTTCTGCGGTTGGCGATTTGGCTGACAACGCCGGGGACGCTTCCGATGGACTGGGTAAAGCCGGGAAAGCGGCTAAGAAGCTGAAAAATGCTCTGCTCGGTATTGACGAGCTGAACGTCCTGTCTAAAGACGATAGTTCCAGCGGAAGCGGTAGTGGCTCTGGTGCTGGTATCGGTGGTGGGGATTTAGGCATTGACCTTCCTACCTACGATTTCCTCGGTGACGCAATCACTTCCAAGGTTGACGAAATCGTTCAGATGATTAAGGACGCTATGTGGGAAATCACGGCTGTTATCAGCGGATTCTTACTGGCAATCGGTACTATCCTCGTTGTCACAGGTGCGAACATTCCTCTCGGTCTCGGTCTTATGGCTGTTGGTGCTGTCGGTTTGGCGGCTACGGTAATGGCGAACTGGAACGGAATGTCGGAACGGTTGGCGAAGGTACTCACCCTCGTTACCGGGGTGTTGGGTGGCTTCCTGTTGGCTATCGGTGCTTTCCTTGTATTTTCGGGTGTCAACGTACCGCTCGGTGCTGGTCTCATGGTGGCTGGTGCGGCGGCTCTCGGTACTGCGGCTGTAATTAACTGGAAGTTCCTCAATGGAGACCTGTCGAACGCTCTGTCCATTCTCACGGCAATCGTGAGCGGTGCATTGCTGGCTATGGGTGCATTGTTCGCTTTTACTGGCGTTGATGTTCCTCTCGGTATCGCATTGATGGCGGCTGGTGCTGTCGGCATGGTTACAGCAATCGGTCTTAACTGGGATTCGATGTCTGACCCTCTCCGTAGGACAATCGGTATGCTCGAAACCATTGTTGGAGGTGCATTACTGACATTCGGTGCAATTCTCGCTCTGGCTGGTGTAAACGTTCCTCTCGGTGTTGCGATGATTGCCGCTGGTGCTGTTTCTGTCGCTTCGGCAGTAGCTTTGAACTGGAACTCCTTAACAGGTGATGTTCAAGAATCCGTACTAAGCATTGTGGCTATCGTGAGCGGTGCTTTAATCGGTGTCGGTGCAATCCTCGCTCTGACAGGAGTTGCAACCGGGCTGGGTATTGCGATGATTGCCGCTGGTGCTGTCGGTCTTGCCGCAACGGTCGGTTTGAATTGGAATAGTATGCCGGACAATATCAGAAAGGTTACTACGAAGATTCTTCTCATTGCTGGGGCGGCTTCCATTGCCATAGGTATGATTCTCGCTTTCACAGGAGTTGCAACTCCTCTCGGCGTAGGTCTTATCCTCGCTGGTGCGGCGGCTCTCGGTACGGCTGTGGCTCTTAACTGGGACACTTTGACAAACAAGCTAAAGGGCGTAACTACTAAAATACTTGCTATCGCTGGGGCGGCGGCTCTTGCAATCGGTATTATCCTGTGCTTCACCGGGGTTGGTATTCCTCTCGGTGTTGGATTGATATTATCGGGTGCGGCGGCTCTCGGTACAGCAGTAGCTATTAACTGGGAAACCATCAAAGAAAAAATCAAGGGAGTATTCTCTAAGATTAAATCTATGGCTGGTTCTCTCGGAAAACTCGCTATCGGTCTCATGCTGTGTCTGACAGGTGTTGGTATTCCTCTCGGTCTTGCTCTTATTGCCGATGGAGTTAAAGACTTCGCTACTGGAAAACCTGTTAGCTGGGATTCGATGGTGAGCGGAATCAAGGAAGCTCTCGGAAATATATCTGACGAGTGGAACAAATTCAAAAAGAAGGTTAAGAACAGCAAACCTGTTCAATTCCTTGCCGAAGTAAAGAACAATGCTTCGGAATGGTGGGACAACGTAAAGCATTGGTGGTCTGACAAAACGAAAGACGGTCTCTCTCTTGAAACTGGCGTAAAGCTCGTGAAAGATGGCTGGTCTTCTGTGAAGAACTGGATTGGTAACATTCCGGCTGTGAAACAGGGTGTCGGGCTTCTGAAATCCGGCTGGTCTACCGTGAAAAACTGGATAGGCAACATTCCTACCGTAGACCAAGCTGTCGCACTCGCAAAGAGCGGCTGGCAGACGGTCAAGGGTTGGATTGGCAATATCCCGGGAGTATCGCAAGCAGTAAGTCTTGCGAAGTCCGGCTGGAACTCCGTAAGAGAGTGGGTCGGCAATATCCCGGTTGTCAGTCAAGGAATCTCGTTGCTGAAATCCGGCTGGACAACGGTTAAAAACTGGGTCGGCAATATCCCTACTTTGTCCCAAGCAATCAATCTCATTAAGAGCGGTTGGCAGACAGTAAAGGGCTGGATTGGTAACATTCCCACTCTGTCCCAAGCAATCAGCCTTATCAAGAGTGGTTGGACTACGGTTAAGAATTGGATTGGTAATATCCCGGTTCTTTCTCAAGGTATCAGCTTACTCAAGTCGGGTTGGACTACGGTTAAAAACTGGATTGGTAACATTCCTACGCTTTCGCAAGGAATCTCGTTGCTGAAATCCGGCTGGTCTACCGTAAAGAATTGGATTGGTAGTCTTCCTGTTATCGCTCAAGGTATTTCGCTTTTCAAGTCCGGGTGGACAACGATTCAGAACTGGATTGGTAGCCACACCGTAGGTGTCGGTATCTCTCTATGGAAAAACGGTTGGCGTTCTATCTCGAGCTTCGTTGGTACTTCGGTATCTGTCGGTATCTCGCTTTTCAAATCCGGCTGGACTTCTATTAAGAAGTTCTTCGGACTGGCGAACGGCGGTATCGTTGGTGCGAACGGCGGCGTGAAGATGTTCGCTTCCGGCGGTATCATCACTCCGAATATGTGGAAAGCAATGCCGAAATATGCTGGCGGCACGAACCGGGCGCATGGCTCTATGTTCGTTGCTGGTGAGAGCGGTGCAGAGTTGGTAGGTCATGTAAATGGCACTACCGAGGTGCTGAACCGATTCCAGCTTGCTTCTGTCATGCACAGCTCCATCGTGAGCGGTATGGCGCAGTTCTCCGGGTACTGGCAGTCCATGTCTCGAGACATTGTGACTTGTGCGAACGGTATTATCAATGCCGTTGTCGTAAGTACCGCCGGAATCAATGACAACCTTGTGCTGGCTTCGGCAAGCGGTTATGACCCTTATAACTCGCTGGCACAGACGGTGTACGAAGATTCCAAGAAATCCTATGACGGTGCATATTCCGATGATTCGTGGTCTCGCAATATGCGTGAGTTCTACCACGAGTATGTCGAACCTACTCTCAAGGAAATCGCTACCGATACCAAGAGACAGGCAGACAAGAAGGAACAGACCATCGTAAAGGTCGGCAACCGTACAATCAATGACGCTGTTACCACGCAGAAGGAAGCGAACGGTTTCAGCTTCACCGAGTAAAGGAGGTGTGTAGCGATGGCATATTTAGCGATAAATGGTTATGAGCTACCACCTTGTAAACGAGGTGTGAGCGTGGTCGTAACCACCGTGGTTGACAGCGGACGAGACGCTAACGGTGCTGTTGTGGGTCAAAGAGTTGGACGAGACCAGTACAAGATAGATGGGCTTGAGTGGGCGTGGCTCACTGCGGCTCAATGGGAACGGATTCTCTCTATCTTGAGCAATTTCTTCGTCTATGTCGAATTTAATGACCCAGTAACAAACAAACGCAAAACCGTAAGAATGTACTGCGGAGACCGTACAGGAGAACCCTACTGGGTGACAGAAGACGGTACTCCAACGCATTATCGGAATTGCAAGGTAAATCTTATCGACACTGGCGAGTAAAGGAGGAGGGGTTATGCAGAAAGTATCGAAAGCATACAAAGAAAGCATGAAGTCCTCTCTCCGTGAGAGAGCATACATTATGATTTCTTTCGGACTTGTGAACCAAGAAGCACAGGCGAAAGCTACGGTCGATAATGGCAGTTATGCCTACTACTCGAACAAGGACAATATCTTCGGAGAGCATATTGACGATACAGTCTATGCCACTCTCGAGGAGGAGTTCACGAAAGTAGATGGCTCTATGTTCTTTCTCCCTCGGGCTACCGAGGGAGGGAGATACTATGATACCGGGATTGTCTCGGACAAGCTGGTTTCCGAAGCTCGATGTGAAGTGGTTATCAGCTTGAACACAATCGCAACGGATTTCAAGGGTTTCACGATTAACTTCGGTGAGAATTACCCGGTCGATTTCGATATTGTCGGAAGTACCGGGCAGACCATTGAGTTTAGAGGGAATACAAAATCAAAGTGGAGTACCGAGGAAGTATTGGAAAATACAACCTATATCAAGCTGGTGTTCTACAAGATGAAGAACCCTCAAAGCCGTTTGCGTATCTACTCTATCATGTTCGGTTACGGACTTGTGTATTACAACGATTCTGTTATGAGTTCTGCTCTTGACAGTTACGTTTCCCCTATCGGTGCTGATGTTCCGCAGTTCGATTTTTCGGTAACGCTGAAAAACTACGACCACTACTTCAATATGGATAACCCGAACTCGGCTATCAACTACCTCGAGACAGGACAGGAAATGGATATTATGTACGGTTATCAGACCCCGGGTTCTGACACTATCGAGTGGATTCAAGGAAACCACCTATGGTGTTCTGAATGGGAAAGTGACGATAACACGGCTACAATCCGTTGCCAAGACATTTTCCGCAACATGGACGGCGAGTATGTGAAGGGTCTGTATAGTGCCACTGGTAAGAGCTACTACGCACTGGCAGAGGAGATTTTGAAGGACGCTGGAATTTCCGAGTATTACATCGACCCACGTTTGAAGAAGCTCTACTCTAACAACCCGATTCCGAGAGTGAAATACAAAGAAGCATTGCAGATTATCGCAAATGCCTGTCGATGTGTTCTCACCCAATCTCGAGACGGCAAGGTTCAAATCAAGTCGAATTTCATGCCGAGTGCTTCCATCGCAACCAACGGCGAGGAGACCTACTCCAATGCCGCAAACGTGCTGACGGACACACCGAAGGTCGAATACGCAACTCTCGCCGGGAATTACACCCCTACCGATGGGACGATGTTCTTCCTTCCGAGAAACGGCAAGGCGGCTCTGACAACCGGGTATGTCTCGAAGGAAATCTCCGGGGCAAACGGAACATTCACAAAGAATCCTGTCGTTACTATCACGATGGAAGCGATTCGAGCTTATTACGGTTTGAAGCTGGTCTTCGGTACAGCTATCCCGGCGGCGTTCACAATCAGAACGTACAAGGGTGGCGAGCCTGTAAATGAATACCCGGTTGAGAAAGACGAAATCAACACCACTTCGATTATTCTTCGAGATTTCGATGATTTCGATGTGATGAAGATTGAGTTCACAAAAACCGCAGAGCCGTACAACCGTATCGTACTGAATTATTTCAGTTTGAGCGATGTTGTGGATTTCACCATGAATCGCCGGGACATGACCTCCTCCCCGAAAGCTATCAAACAGGAGCTTATCAAAGAGGTTATCGTCCCATGTTACACCTACCAAGAGAATAATCGAGAAGAAAACCTTGTCTATGAGGACATAGATGTAGTCGCTGGTGAGGTCGAGACTTATTACATTCAAGACCCTTCCTATGGTTATAAGGTGAAGCTCGATGAAGTCGAAGGTAAGGCAACCGTAGTGGCATGGAGTAACTACTTCGTTACCATCAAATTCAATGTCACTGGCTCGTTTAAGCTCGAGGTACAGGGTTATCGGTACAAAGTCGTTGAGAAGTACGCTACGGTGTCTCTCAATGCTCGTGGTAAGACAGTCAAGTGGAAGAATCCTCTGATAAGTAATACCACGATGGCGAATGAGCTTGCCGCATGGCTGGCTGATTACTACACAGCCGGAATCGAGTACGAATACGATACTCGAGGAAATCCCGAGCTGGACGCTACCGACATTGTGTATCAAGAAAACGAGTTCCACGATGGTATGAGGGTAAATATCTACCGTCACACTGTCAATTTCAAGCAAGCATTTTCGGGTCGAGTAACCGCCCGAAGGATTGGAGGTTAAAATGTCGTGGTCTACACCGAAAACCGATTGGAACGGTGAGACTGTCGATGGTGTTTACACCGGGGACAGATTCAACGCAGTGGACTTCAATCGAATTAAGAACAACCTCGAATACCTCCGTGAGTTGGCTATCAAGATGTATGACGAGTTCGTTATTCAGTCTGTCGGAAGCGATAAGACCGTAAAGGACTACTTCTATGCTGATGAAATCAATGCACTGGAAGCGAACCTCGTTACCATCAATACCCACAGTCTCAAGAGGTCTTACGGCACTGCTCCTACCTATGCCGCCAATGGTAATACGATGGATTTCAAAGAACTCAATCGTTTGGAGGGAGCAATCCTTGACCTTTACGACAGGCTCACCAATGAGAGTGAGGGAAGGAGGACATTCACATGGAATTTTGGTATGAAGGGAGGGCTATAAATGGCGTGGAAATTACTTCCTACTGATTATACGGACGCTGTTTGGAGTGGTCTGAAAAGATACACACAGGTCGATAACTCCGATGGTACGGTATCGTTCAACGATGTTACGACCTACACCAATAAGGAGAAATCCTTCTTCGGTGCGAAAGACGCTAACCGTATGAACGAAGCTCTGAACTACATCATGTCTATGCTGGAAAACGGCACGAACTTGTATGAGGAGTTTCAGACCTACTTCACCACGCAGAAGAAGCTTTTCAAAAGCTCGGGTGATAGTTCTTATCAAGAGCTGACCCAGTATTTCGTCAACCTCAAGGCACAGGGCGATTCGTCTTTGGCACAAATCGAAAAGACCTATGAGGAACACATGACTACCTACGAGGGCGAGCAGACTGCGGCATTTAACACATGGTTTGCTGGTATCAAAGGTAAGCTGAACGAGGACATTGCCGGAAGTCTGCAAAATCAGATTACCGAAGTGGACGAGCGTTTGGCGGCACTGGAACACATGACCTTGAAGAACCTTTTCACTGTACCTGTTGCGATTGACAACACTGGTACTACGCTTCTTGCTGACGATTTGGGTAATGCAATCGTGGCAGATTGGAAATATAAGGAGGAATAAAAATGAGTGCAATCAGTATTGAAACCAAGAAAGTGACGGAACTCACGGCGTTCACCACACCGACCGATTCGTGTCTGATTCCGATTCACGATGGCACAGGCTTGAAGAAAATCACCTTTGCCAATTTCAGAGCCAAGGCGGTTGAAGGTACGGAAGCGAAAATCGCTCCTCTGCTCTTTAACAACGCCGGGGCGCACAATGCAATTTACCGTGGTAAGTCGCTGGGTAGCACCGTGACTACCGCCCAGTATGCCGCTATCAAGGCTGGTACATTCGATGATTTATACATCGGTGACTACTGGACTATCGGCGGTGTCAACTACCGTATTGCGGCGTTCGATTACTACCTCAACAGTGGTGATACGAACTGTACTACCCACCATGTAGTTATCGTGCCGGACACTTGCCTGTACAACGCACAAATGCACAACACCAGCTCCGGCGGTTGGGAAAGCGGTGCGGCAAATACTACGGCTGGCGGCTATGTCGGCTCGGATATGTACAAGAGCAATCTCGAACAGGCTAAGACCACTATCAAGAGTGCGTTCAGCGGTCATGTTCTGAAACACAGAATCTATCTGACGAACGCTGTTGCGAATGGTCGTGCTTCCGGCGGCGCATGGTGCGATTCCGAAGTTGACCTTATGTGCGAGCAGATGGTCTACGGCAGTGGTATTTTCTCCCCTGTTTCTGACGGTAGCAATGTCCCGGCTAACTACCGTGTCGAGAAATCCCAGTTGCCGCTGTTCCAGCACGAGCCGAGCCGTATTTGCAACAGAAATAACTGGTGGTTGAGGGACGTTATTACCGCTTCCCGTTTCGCCTTTGTCAACGACAACGGTAATGCGGACTACGCCTCCGCTTCCAATTCTTTTGGCGTTCGCCCGGCTTTCTGTATATCTTAAATCTGCGCCCCCTTGTGGGGCGCACAAGGAGGTTTATTAACAAGTGTCTGTATTGAAATCGAAACGAAAACCGTCACAGTTTGAGGTATTTCACCACCTCAACAAAATGCGTAAGGAGGTCACGGATTTACTGCTCCGTGATTTCGGGTACGACCTCGACAAAGCCGTGAAGAAAGTTGAAACAACCTTCGGCGGCAGACCGTATGAGGAGTTATCACCCGATGAAAAAGTCCGATATGAAAAGCTCATGGAAAAGAACACTGCGTTTGCAGAATGGTTCATCGCAGACGAGCGAAAAGTGATTGTTGATTGTCTGCGTAATATCACCGAGGAGGTATATGTTGCAAACAGCATTTACCCAACCTACCGGGAAGAACTGATTGAGCGTAGAGTTCACCAAGACCGAGCAGTCGGACAGTGTTATAGGCTCACACAGGAATTGCAGTATGCTATCGAGACCCTTCCTGTCGATGTGAACAAGTACCTTCGTTTCGCTGAAATGATACAGACAGAAATAAACCTTCTCAAAGGTTGGAGAAAGTCCGACAACAAGTTCAAGTCGGCTCTCCAAGAGGGTAATCTCTGATTCCGCTTCCAATTTCGCCAATGTCAACAACAACGGTAATGCGAACTACAACAACGCTTCCAATTCTAATGGCGTTCGCCCGGATTTCGATTCTGTGATTGAGTAGCCTATCGAGCGTTTCACAGACAGAGAAAGGAGAGATTATCCTTCCGTATGGTAAATACTAAATGCGACACCTCCTATTACGATAGCCGAGGTTATCAGCGCAAGATATTTGATGGAAATGTTCTTTACGAAAGTAAAGCTAAAGCAATGAAAGGTAGTGATTGGAAACCACAGGTACAGAGGTTTAACATGACCTATCTGTTGGAGTTATCGAAAATGCAACGAGACCTTGAGAACATGGAGTATGAGTTCTTACCAACTACAAACTTCACCTTGCATGAACGAGGAAAGCTCCGGCGTATTACAGGTGAACAGGTTCAAGACAGAATCGTGAAACACGCTCTCTGTGACGAGGTTTTGAATCCTCTGATTGAGCCACACCTCATTTATGACAATGGAGCAAGCGTTGTCGGAAAAGGTATCGCTTTCACTCGTAAGAGGTTGCTCACCCACCTTCGGAAATATTATGCACAGCATGGTAGCAACGAAGGGTACATTCTTCTGATAGACTTCTCGAAATACTACGACAATATCAGACATGATGTGTTGTTGAAGCTGTTTGAGCAGTATGTCGATGATGAACACGCCTTATGGCTTCTGCGGAAGACCATAGAACGCTCAAGGGTTGATGTATCGTACATGAGCGATGAAGAATACGAACACTGTCTCGACAGATTGTTTGATTCTCTCCTCTATCAGTATATGAACCCGAAGCTGTTCACAGGTGAAAAGTTCATGGGAAAGCACCTCAATATCGGAGACCAAGTGGCACAGACCGCCGGAATCTCTTACCGAATACGAATTGATAACTATGTCAAAATCGTTCGAGGTGTGAAATTCTACGCTGGCTACATGGACGATAGTTATGCTATTCACGAGAGCAAAGAGTTCTTACAGGAGCTTCTTGAGGACATTATCGAGATAGCAAACGAACTCGGAATCACGGTCAACACCCGGAAGACGAGAATCTGTAAGCTCTCCGAGCATTGGCGATTTCTTCAAGTTCAATATTCTCTAACGGACACCGGGAGGGTGATTCAGAAAATCAATCCCAAACGGCTTACCGCAATGAGAAGGAAAATGAAGAAACTCGCCCCGAAGCTAACAGAAAAGGAGTTTACGGACTTCTATAAGAGTTGGTTTAAGAATCATTACAAAATAATGAGTAAGAAACAACGAAGTAACATGGACACCCTATTCAATCAATTAAAGGAGGTAACGAAATGTACACTATCACCCTTGCCAATGGCGCAAAGCTGACCGGGCTGGATATGAACGGCACGAACTATGTCAGCAAAGAAAAGGTGGACGAGACTATCTTCAAGGATAATCTCTCTACTATGAAGGTCTCCGATGGCGAGACCGAGACTACCTACACTGATATGGTCTTCATTCAGCAGATGGAATGGGCTGACGGCACTTTCTATCTTGCGTTCCGTGAAAAGACCAAGGAGGAGAAGCTGGTAGCCGCTCTCAACGCAACCTCTAATAGTATCACCGATGTACAGGTGGCACTTGCAGAAGTATATGAAATGGTTTTAGGAGGTAACTAATTATGGCTAAGATTTACGTTGCACTGATTCGCAAAGGTCTCAAGACCATTGATGATGTACCCGAACAGCTCCGAGAGGAAGTCAAGAAGCTGTTGGAGGAATAATCATGCTGTGGCGCATTATGCTATGGCTCAACAGGAAGGAGGTGAAAAACATGGCTGTTATCTATGTGGCACTCATTATCAAGGGTAAGCGTACTTACGCAAGCGTTCCGGCTGTTCTCAAGGAACAGGTAAAGGAAATGCTCATTGACCTTGAGCTGGAAGACCTTATCACGGAATAAGGCGGCATGAGGGAGGGTCGCTCCCGGCTCTCCCTCACATTCTAAAAGAGGAGGACAAGAAATGTGAACATTGAGTTCAATCAGATTCTTACCTTCGTCTCCGTTGTTGCCGCCGTGTACTTTGCTTTCAAAAGCAATAGTCGAGCCAATAATGACGAGGTGAGCAAGAAAGCACAGGTTGACGCTATTCTGTCTCAAAAGCTGGATTCTATCAGTGATGATACGAAAGAAATCCGCAAGGAAATCACAGACGTTAAGGTCAAGGTCAACGACCTGTCCGAGCGTGTCGTGATGGTTGAGCAGTCTACGAAATCCGCACACCACCGACTTGACCGATACGAGGAAGAAGAAATCTACCACGGTAAGCCAAGAAAACGATGGTGGGTATGAAAGGGGTGATACCCGATGAACCATTCAGATTTTGTCAAAACCGTTGCGGCGTATATCAAGAAGTACGCCCCGGTGTACGGAATCGAGGTCGTGTCACCTATCATCGCTTAAGCGGTGTTGGAAAGTGGCTACGGCACTTCCGAGCTGGCTGTAAACGCTCATAACTACTTTGGTCTGAAATACCGGGAGGGTCGCTGTAAGACCTGTATCGGTATCTATCACAAGGTCGGTAGTGAGCAGAACGCAGACGGCAGTTACACCAGTTCTGCTATGCAGTGGTGTAAGTTCAAGGATATGGAAAACGGAGTTATCGGCTACTTCGATTTCATCAACATTCCGAACTATAAAAACCTCAAGGGTGTTACCGACCCTCGGAAATACCTTGAGAACATCAAAGCCGATGGTTATGCTACGTCTCTCAAGTATGTGGACAACCTCATGCGTGTTATTGAGACATGGCAGTTGACCGATTATGACAAGAAGGAGGAAACAAAAATGAGTAACAGTCCTTTGGTGGTCTACACCAAGCTCTCTCCGAACCATTCCGGGCAGAGAACCCATTCTATTGACCGTATCACACCGCACTGTGTAGTAGGTCAGCTCTCCGCAGAGAGTATCTGTGGCTGTTTTATCAGCACCTCTCGACAGGCGAGTTGCAACTACGGTATCGGCACTGACGGTCGTATCTCCATGAGCGTTGAGGAGAAAAATCGTTCGTGGTGTTCTTCCAGTCGTGAGAACGACCAGCGAGCAGTCACTATCGAGTGTGCGTCTGATAAGACCGCTCCGTATGCGTTCAATGACGCTGTGTATGCGTCTCTCGTGAACCTGTGCGTTGATATTTGTCAGCGTAATGGCAAGAGCAAGCTCTTGTGGCTGGGCGATAAGGATAAGACCCTTGCCTATGCGCCGAAGTCCGATGAAATGGTACTGACGGTACATAGATGGTTCGCCAACAAATCTTGCCCGGGAGACTGGTTGTACAACCGTCTCGGCAACCTTGCCGCAGAGGTCACTAAGCGGCTCACAGGCGGCTCTACCAACACTGGTAAGGTAGATGTACCCTCTGACGGTAAAACGCTGTACAGAGTGCAGACAGGGGCGTTCTCGAAGCGTTCCAACGCTGACGCATGGGCGGCAAAACTGAAAGCCGCTGGCTTCGATACCTACATCGTGCAGATGGACAATCTGTACAAGGTACAGGTCGGTGCTTACAGTCAAAAGTCCAATGCCGAAAACATGATGGCGAAGCTGAAAGCCAACGGCTATGACGCTTTTATCACTACCAAGTCCGGCACTGCGGCTGGTACTGCGAAGAAATCTGCGGCTGAAATCGCCAAGGAAATCTACAATGGTACTTGCTCTGACGCTCGCTGGTCTTCGTGGGGCAACGGCGCAGACCGTGTAAATCGTCTGAAACAGGCTGGTTATGACCCGAGCGAAGTACAGTCCGAGGTCAATAAGCTGTTTTAACCCAAGTAGTAAAAGTAGTTGAAAATCGGTTTTTGCGTAAACTTTTGCTATATATGCGTGTATATAGAGGAAGTTATACGAAAAAAGCCAAGAACAACTACTTTAACTACTTCAAATATCAAATTTAAGGAGGAAATCAACATGATTAACTGGAAAGTGCGTGTAAAAAACAAGAGCTTTTGGATTGCTCTGATTCCGGCGGTGCTTCTGCTGGTACAGGTGATTGCGGCTGTCTTCGGTTACACCCTCGATTTGGGTGAGTTGGGGGACAAGCTATTGGCTGTTGTCAATGCTCTGTTCGCAGTCCTCACGATTCTCGGTATCGTGACTGACCCGACCACTGCTGGCATTGGAGATTCCAAACAGGCTCTTACTTACGAGACACCTAAAAAAGAGGACGCAGTTTAACTTACGTCCTCTACTATGAAAACAAATCCGACACAGTGCTTCACGAAAAAGAATGAGTTCGGATTTGCACTATTTGGTGGAGCTGAGGGGAGTCGAACCCCTGTCCGAAAGCACTTTGACAGGACTTTCTCCGGGCGCAGTCAGGTTTCAGCATTCCCTCCCTGCAAAGACACCGGACAGACTTTGCAGTTCAGTAGAGTCATGATGCATGGGCGGGGCAACTCTTACCCGCCTCACGGACGCCACCTAAACGACGCCTTCCCCAGCCGGTGGCCTCTCTGGTTCAGACGGTCACTGCTTAAGCAGCGACGGCAACAGTGTTAGTGTTGTCAGTTAATTTTAAATTGCCCGTTTTATGGCGGTCAGGCGCCCGCTTATCCAGCCTCCACACCCCCGTCGAAACCGGTACAGCCCCGTATGGGACGGCGGGGAGGGGATACTCCCCGCCGGTGCAAACGCTGTGAAAAAATTGATAAATGCTGTGAAATGCGAAAATTATCTGCGGAAGGGGTCCGCCAGCTTCTCCGGCTCCGGATACGTCTCGCCGTGGGTGTCCACGGTGACTTTGGCGATGATCTGGTCCTTTTTGGGCTTGTTGGTCATCATGTTGCGGGGCTGATTGGCGATGCGGTCCACCACGTCCATGCCGTCCATGACGCAGCCGAAGGCGGCGTACTGCCCATCCAGATGGGGGGCGTCCTTGTGCATGATGAAGAACTGGCTGCCGGCAGAGTCCATGGCCTGTGCGCGGGCCATGCTGAGGACGCCGCGGGTGTGGCGAAGGTCGTTGCTGACGCCGTTGGCGGCGAACTCACCCTTGATGCAGTAGCCGGGGCCGCCCATGCCGGTGCCGTCGGGGCAGCCGCCCTGGATCATGAAGCCGGGGATGACGCGGTGGAAGATCAGACCGTTGTAGAAGCCGGCGTTGGCCAGAGAGATGAAGTTATACACGCTCTGGGGTGCGATGTCGGGATACAGCTCGCAGGTGATGATGCCGCCGTCCTGCATCTCGATGGTGACGATAGGATTGGCCATAACAGTGTCCTCGTTTCTGCAAAATATAAGGTGGTATCAGCCGCGGTTCTTTTCCCGCATGGCACGGTCCATCTCCCGTTTGGCATCCCGCTTGGCCACGGCATCCCGCTTATCGTAGGTTTTCTTACCCTTACACAGGCCCAGCTCCACCTTCACGCGGGAGTTTTTGAAGTAGACGGACAGGGGGATCAGGGCGTAACCATCCTGCTTTTGCAGGGCGTGGAGCTTGCGGATCTCCCGCTTGTGCAGCAACAGGCGCTTGGGACGGTCGGGGTCGCGGTTGAAGATGTTGCCCTGCTCATAGGGAGAGATGTGGAGGCTGTAGGCATAGATCTCGCCGTCCTTGGCGACGCAGAAGGAATCCTTCAGGTTCAGCGTGCCGGCGCGGATGGATTTGACCTCCGTGCCGAACAGCTCGATGCCGGCCTCGCAGCGGTCCTCCACAAAATAGTCGTGGAACGCTTTGCGGTTCTGGGCGGCGATCTTGACGCCGGACTTTTCCATGGGAGGACCTCCTTTCCCTGTGGGCTGATTCATATAGTATAGCACATCCTGCGGCGGGACGCAAGAGGATCATGGGACTGGCTTTTTGCCGCGGGGTGTGGTATACTGCGGAAAAACGGCGAGAGGAGTGTACGGCATGGATCTGACGGAGAGGACCATTGACAGTCGGGAGGTGTTCCGCGGCCGCATCATTCGGGTGCGGCAGGACACGGTGCGCCTGCCCAACGGGAAGGAGAGCAGCCGCGAGGTGGTAGAGCACCCGGGCGGCGTGGGTATCCTGGCCATCGATGGGGAGGACCGCGTGGTGCTGGTGCGGCAGTACCGGTACGCCTTTGAGCGGGTGCTGACGGAGATCCCTGCGGGCAAGCGGGAGACCGGCGAGGAGCCGTTCCTCACGGCGCAGCGGGAACTGAAGGAGGAGATCGGCGCCGAGGCCGGACGATGGACGGAGCTGGGGGCGCTCATCGCGTCGCCGGGGTGCTACGGGGAGACGCTGTATCTCTATATGGCGGAGGACCTGACGTTCGGGGAGACCCATCCGGATGAGGATGAGTTCCTGGAGGTGCTGCGGGTGCCGTTCGAGGAAGCGGTGCGGCAGTGCATGGACGGGACGCTGACGGACGCCAAGACCGTGGCGGCGGTACTGAAGGGCAGATTGCTGCGGGAGAGGGCTTGCGCTCCGGCGGCGGATGCGATACACTGAGAGGGACGGTCAGGGCCGTCAGGGAGGTAGAGAAGATGTCGATGAATACGAAGAAAAATGTGTCCATTGGGCTGCTGGCGCTGGCCATGCTGCTGTGGGCGCTGCGAAAGCTGAATGTGCTGTATGTGCCGGGACTGAGTATGATCCTGCTGGCGGCCAGCATGCTGCTGGTGGGCTCCATCATGTTCCAGCTCAAGGAGAAAAAGAAGGTGGGCGGCACGCTCATCTTCGCGTTCGGGCTGTTCTGTATCGTGGCAGCTGTGGTGGAGATCAGGAATTTCGTGGCATAAGCAGAAAGAAAAAAGAGACGGACGCTTTGAAGCGTCCGTCTCTTTTTTTGCCTCCGGCGGCCCCATTTCTTCCCGCGGCGGAGAGGACGATTCTGCGCTCGGGGGCACGGAATACTCCTTTGCCTCCAGATTCCGTGCCGCTGGGCACAGGGCGGTTTCTCAAGTTTTTTCCTCCGGCGGCCCCATTTCTTTCAGCAGCGAAAGAAATATGGCCGCCGGAGGCATAAAAAAGAAAAATTAGCGGGCCGCTGCGGCCAAAAGTGACTCGCGCTCGGGAGCGCGGAACTCTCCCTGTCGGTGACATGGAGGAAACATGAGCGGGCCGTCGAGGACGCCGGCCCCTACGGGGTGCGAGAACGGGGCCACGGCAGGGCAAACAGAGGGACAGACCCCAGCCCCTACGAGATGCATGACCGGAACGGCGGTGGGACAAATGCGGGATGAGAGGGGGATGATGGAGGGAACGGAGTTGAGAGAAAAGAAAAAATAATTTCCTGATGTGGACGGAAAAGGGCAACCGGAGGGGGTCGCGGCGGGGGAGAGGTGAAGGGGAGGTGTACATATGTGCAGAGACAAAGAGCAGGAGCGCGGCGTATGGACGGAATGCGATCTGTGCGGCGGGGAGATCCGGCGGGGTGATCGCTACTACCGCGTGGCCGGTGAGAACGTGTGCCGGAAGTGCCTGGCGGATTTCGCCGCCCAGATCCTGGCGGTGTACGAGATGAGAGGAGGAGAGGAGAGATAGGCAGGAAGAAGGGTATCCCGTGGGAGGAGATGCGGGAGAGATACGAGGCGGGCGGCATCAGCTTCCGTGCGCTGGGGAAGCTGTACGGCGTGACAGAGCGGGCCGTCAGCCGGCACGCGCAGGACGAGGACTGGTACGGCCAGCGGCGCTGGAGCCGAACGAAGCGGATGGAGACACAGACATGTCTGGCCAATGTGGCGCGGCAGCTGAACCGCGCTGCCGCGTCCGCCGCAGAGCGGATGGATATGGGCGAGGCGGACGTCAGGGAGATCAAGGAGCTGGCGGGACTTTTGCAGGCGCTGGTGGGGCTGGGGAAGTCGCTGGAGCCCCCGAAGCCGCCGGAGAAAAAGAGCGGAGGCACGGTGCGGGTGGTGCTGTCCGGCGAGGCGGAGGAGCTGAGCCAATGAGGGCGGAGGTCATGACGCTGGGGACGCCCAACCCGCGGCAGCGGGAATTTCTGGCCTGCGAGAAGAAATATGTGGCCTTCGGCGGGGCCAGAGGCGGCGGCAAGAGCTGGGCGGTGCGGTGCAAGGCCAAGCTGCTGGCGCTGCGGTACGCGGGGATACGTATCCTGCTGGTGCGGCGAAGTCTGGCGGAGCTGGAGGCCAACCATCTGGCGTTTCTGCGGCAGGAGCTGGCAGATGTGGCGGAATATCGGGCGGGGGAACGGCAGTTCCGGTTCTGCAACGGAAGCGTATTGCAGTTCGGCTACTGCGGGTGCGACCGCGATCTGGACCGGTACCAGGGCGCGGAGTACGACGTCATCTTTCTGGACGAGGCCACGCAGCTGAAGGAACAGTGGATGCGGCAGATCGCCGCCTGCGTCCGAGGGGTCAACGACTTCCCCAAGCGCATCTACTATACGTGCAATCCGGGCGGGCCGGGGCACGGGTATATCAAGCGGCTGTTCATCGACAGGCGGTTCGAGGACGGAGAGCAGCCGGAGGACTATGCCTTTATTCCGGCGCGGGTCACGGACAACGCGGCGCTGCTGGCGCGGCAGCCGGACTATCTCAAGACGCTGGAGGCCCTGCCTTATAAGCTGAGGCGGGCATGGCTGGAGGGACGGTGGGACGTGTTCGCGGGGCAGGTGTTTCAGGAGTTCACCGATGACCCCGATCACTACGATGACAGGCGGTGGACCCACGTGATACGGCCCTTCGACGTGCCGCGGGAATGGAACATCTACCGCAGCTATGACTTCGGCTACGCAAGGCCGTTTTCCTGCGGCTGGTGGGCGGTGGACCACGATGGGTGCGTGTACCGTATCGCGGAGCTGTACGGCTGCACCGGCACGCCGGACGAGGGCGTGCTGTGGACGCCGGAGCGGCAGTTCGCAGAGATCCGGAGGGTGGAGGAGGAGCACCCGCTGCTGCGGGGGCGGAGCATACAGGGCGTGGCGGACCCCGCCATCTGGGACGCCAGCCGCGGCGAGAGCATCTATGAGACGGCGCTGAAGCACCGTATCTTCTTCGTGAAGGGGGACAACCGGCGCATCGCGGGGTGGATGCAGATGCACTACCGCATGAGCTTCGACGGCGAGGGATACCCCATGCTGTACGTATTTGAGCACTGCCGGGCATTTATCCGCACCATCCCGCAGCTTTTATACAGCGAGACGGTGCCGGAGGATGTGGACACCACGCAGGAGGATCATGTGGCCGACGAGAGCCGGTACTTCTGCATGACGCGGCCCATCGCGCCGGTGCGGGCGGCGGCACGGGAGATCGCGGAGGATCCGCTGGACCTGCGGTCGGGGCGGTTCGGCAGCTGGGGCGGCGTGAGAAGAATTTGAGGAGCGCTGCACCGGAGCGTGCAACGTTGGACCTGTGGCGGGCAGAGGCAGTAACAAGGAAAGGAAGGTGCGACATGGAACAGGAGGTCATGCGGCCAAGGATCGGCACGCAGGAGGTGGTCCGCGCGGCGGAGATCCTGCGGCAATACCGGCGCGGCAAGGAGAATCTGGACAAGCGCATCATCGACAACGAGCAGTTCTGGAAGATGCGGCACTGGGAGCAGATGGAGAAGGAGGGACGGGGCGGCAATCCCCACGATCCCCGCCCCGCCAGCGGGTGGCTGGTGAACTGCATCCTCTCCAAGCACGCGGACGCCATGGACAGCTATCCCGAGCCTACGGTGCTGCCCCGCGAGCCGGACGATCGGGAGGAGGCGGAGAAGCTGACCCGCATCCTGCCGGTGATCTTGCAGAATAACCGGTTCAAGAAGGAGTATGCCAGGGCGTGGTGGAACAAGCTGAAGTCCGGCTGCGCCGTGTACGGCGTGTTCTGGGACGGGGGCAAGCTCCACGGGCTGGGGGACATCGACATCCGCAGCATGGACGTGCTGAATCTGTTCTGGGAGTCGGGAGTGCAGGATATCCAGGCATCGGAGAATTTCTTCTCCGTGGAGCTGACACCCAACCACCGGCTGCTGCGGGACTATCCCCAGCTGGAAGGGAAGCTGGGGCGCGGCGGCGCGTCCCAGGTGAGCCGCTATCTCTACGATGATCGGGTGGATACCTCCGACCAGTCGCTGGTGGTGGACTGGTACTACCACACGGTGACAGAGGGGCGGCAGGTGCTGCACTACTGCAAGTTCGTGGGAGAGACGGTGCTGTACGCCTCGGAAAACGACCCGCAGTACGAAAAGCGGGGATGGTACGACCACGGGCAGTATCCCTTCGTGTTCGATGTGCTGTTCCCCGAGGAGGGGACGCCCTGCGGCTACGGCTATGTGGACCTGTGCAAGCCGGCGCAGAAGCAGATCGACCTGATGAACCAGGCTATCCTGAAGAACACGCTGGCCGCCGCCACGCCGCGGTTCTTCATCCGCTCCGACGGGGCGGTGAACGAGGAGGAGTACGCCGACTGGACGCAGCCCTTCGTCCACACCAACGGCAATCTGGGAGCCGATTCCATCGCGCCTATCCGTGTGCCCACGCTGGACAGCGTGTATGTGGCCGTTTTGCAGAACAAGGTGGCGGAGATGAAGGAGACGGCGGGCAACCGCGACGTGATGAGCGGCGGCACTGCAGGCGGCGTCACGGCGGCCACGGCCATCGCGGCCCTGCAGGAGGCGGGCGGCAAGCTGTCCCGCAATATGATCGACGACGGGTACCAGGCATTCGCGCAGGTGATGACGCTGTGCATCGAGCTGGTGCGGCAGTTTTACAGCGCACCCCGGCAGTTCCGGCTGCTGGGCCGCGGGGCGGAGCGGGAGTTCCGCATGTTCGACAACGGCGGTATGCAGCCCAAGGCCCTGGCGCTGGGCGGCTATCGGGTACCGGAGTTCGATCTGGAGATCGCGGCGCAGGACGAGACACCCTACAAGACCATGGAGTACAACCAGCTGGCGCTGCAGCTGTTCCAGATGGGGTTTTTCCGCGCAGATATGGCCGAGCAGGCCCTGCGGTGTCTGGAGCTGATGGAGTTCAAGAACAAGGACCAGCTGGCATCGGTCATCCGGCAGGGACAGCAGCGGACCCGGCAGGTGGCGTGGCTCCAGCGGCAGCTGCTGACGGCGGTGCAGCTGCTGGACGCCAAACAGGGGACAAGTCTTGCGCAGGCGCTGGAGCAGGAGATGAACGGCGGCGAGGCGCCCGGCGTGGGCGCGGTGAAGGCGGACAGCGCGCCGGACGCCATGGAGCGGCAGAGAAAGCAGTCCCGTGAGGCTGTGAGGCCGCGATGATACAGGCGGTATTCGACGGGGCACATGTGACGGTATGCGGTCACGCGGGGCATGCTCCGGCGGGGCAGGACATCGTTTGCGCCGCCGTGTCGGCGCTGGTGTACGCGCTGGCGGGCAGCCTGGAGGAGACGGGACAGGCGGCGCGGATCTGCATCCGCAGAGGTTTTGCGGAGGTGGAGGGCGCAGGGGACTGCGGCGCTGCCTTCGCTCTGGTGCGGTGCGGGCTTGCGCAGCTGGCACGGCAGTATCCCGCGTGTGTGCAGGTAACAGGGTCGTGACCTACCACGGGAAGGAGAGGCTATGAAGCAGCTTTGGATGGACTGGCAGACGTTTGCAGAGGCGGCAGAGGCCGGTCAGGAGACGGGCGGAGAGACAGGCGGTCAGGCGGCTCCCGACGCCGGGGAGCAGGAGGCGTTCAGCGCCCTGATCCGCGGGCAGTACAAGGAGCAGTTTGACGCCCGTGTGCAGAAAATTCTGGACGGGCGGCTGCGGGGACTGCGGCAGGAGAACGCCCGTCTGCGCCAGGAGGTGCAGGCACGGCGGGAATCCCAGGCCGGTGCGGTGCTGCGCCTGCAGGCGGAGGAGGGACGCATCCGGCAGGTGTATCCCGATTTCGACTGGCGGCGGGAGATGGCATCACCCCGGTTCGGGCGATTGGTGACGGCAGGTGTGGACGGCAGGACCGCCTATGAGATCGTACACCGGCAGGAGCTTCTGAAGGCGGCCATGGGCTATGCCGCGGCGCAGGCACGCAGTCAGATGGCGCGTTCCATCGCCTCCGGCGGCGGGCGGGCTGCGGAGAACCGCGGCGATAGCCGCTCCGTGACCCGCAGCGATCCCAGAGGACTGACCAGCCGCGAGCTGGCGGACATCCGGAAACGGGTACAGGACGGAGAGAAGATACGATTCTGAACAAAATGAGGAGGACGAGCATGGAGAAGATGAATTTGCAGCTGTTTGCAGGGGAGATGAACACACAGACCACCGGTGCTCTCAGCGCCGAGATGAAGACCTACTACGGCATGGAGCTGCTGGAGAACGCCAAGCCCCAGCTGGTACACAACCAGTTCGCGGCCACCAAGGGCCTGCCGGTGGGCGGCGGCAAGACCGTGGAGTGGCGTAAGTTCGGTGCTTTCGACAAGGCGCTGACGCCGCTGACCGAGGGCGTGACCCCCGATGGCAGCGGTATTTCGGTGAGCTACATCACCAAGGATCTGGCGCAGTACGGCGACTACACCACCGTGTCCGATATGCTGGACCTGACGGCCATCGACGACGTGGTACTGGAGATCACCGACCGCCATGGCAGCAACATGGGCCTGACGCTGGACACCGTGACCCGCAACGAGATCCAGCAGGGCAATCAGGTCATCTACGCGCCCCAGAAGAAGGCAGACGGCACCTCCGCCGAGGTGCTGAGCCGCTACGCGCTGGACGGGACGTGCAAGATGACCAGCGAGCTGGTGGCCAAGGCCGCCACCCAGCTGAAGAAGATGAATGCCCCCACGTTCGACGGCAAGTACGTGTGCATCATCCATCCCAGCGTGGCTTTCGACCTGCGGCAGGACGAGGCGTGGATCGCCGCACATCAGTACGCTGCCGCCACGGAGCTGTTCTCCGGCGAGATCGGCGAGCTCCACGGTGTGCGCTTTGTGGAGACCACCGAGGCCAAGATCTACCGAGGTGAGGATCTGGCGCAGAACGCACGCACCCTGACGGTCAGCGGCGCGGCGGCCAACAGTACCGAGGTGAGCTTTACCGGCGGCACTGTAGCCGCCGACGCACTGGCGGGCCGCTATGTGCTCATCGGCGGCCAGCGCGTGAAGGTGAAGTCCAACACTGCGGCCAAGCTGGTGCTGGAGCAGGCTGTCACCGCATCGGACAAGGCCGCCATCTGTCCGGGCGAGGGCGGTAAGGACGGCTGTGCCGTGTATGGCTGCCTGTTCCTGGGCAAGGGCGCCTACGGCGTGGTGGATCTCAGCGAGGGCACGGAGGTCATCGTGAAGCCCCGCGGCTCCTCCGGCACCGCAGACCCCCTGGACCAGCGCTCCAGCGTGGGCTGGAAGGGCGTCCACGCCGCCGCTATCCTGTACGACGAGTACATGGTGCGCGTGGAGTGCGGCTCCAGCTATTCCGGCGAGGACAAGGCCAACTGACAGGGCGCGGGAGGGGCGGCAGGCCCCTCCCGCAGCGCAGGGAAACGATGAAAGGAGAACGGCGTGATGAAGGAAAATATGGTGTCCATCTTCCTGCCCCGCGGCAGAAAGAATGAGGAGAACTTTGTGATCGTGTCCGTCAACGGACGGAGCTGGAAGATCATGAAGGGCGTGCAGGTACAGGTGCCCGACTACGTGGCGGAGGTGCTGGAGAACAGCCGCATGATGGCGGAGACCGCCCGCCGCTATGTGGACGAGCGGGCCAACTGACATGGACAGAATGACGGCGGGGCAGATGCTGGGCAGGGTGGACGCCCTGCTGCCCAACCAGTACGGCAGAGAGGAGAAGATGCAGTGGCTGGCGCAGGCCGAGGGCTTCGTGCTGCGGGAGGCGGAGCAGGCCACGGGGGCGCTGCCGGAGGTGACGGAGGAGTACGCGCTGACGGCGGAGGCGCCCTACGACGAGCTGTACCGCCACTATGTGGAGGCGCAGATCCACTACGCCAACGGCGAGATGGCGCGGTACAACAACGCGGCGGCCCAATGGAACAACGCCTTTCTGACCTACAAGGATTATCGGTGCCGCAGGGAGCGGCCTCAGCGGAGCGCGGCGGCACTGCGCCTGTTTTAAGGAGGTGGGGGGATGTATTTTCCCAAGCTGACGGCGCCGGCGCAGCGGCGCGTGACGGTGGACCGGTTCCTGGGGCTGGACCGGCGGGCGGGCAGCGCCATGGGCTGCTTTCAGAATATGGAGAATCTGTGGAGCGGTGGGTACCCGGCGCTGGAGACCCGTCCGGCCAGAGGCGAGGCTGCGGTACTGAGTAAGCCCAACGGGCTGACGTGCCGCGATGCGCTGGTGTGGGTGGACGGCACAGCACTGTACGTAGGCGGAGAAAAGACGGGGCTGGCGCTGTCCGACGGCGAAAAGCAGCTGGTGAACATGGGGGCGTACCTGTTGATCTGGCCGGACAGAAAGTACATCAACACGCAGGACCTGTCGGACTTCGGCAGCATGGAGAACCGGAACGTCACCGCGGGAGAGGTGACGACGGCGCTGTGCAGAAGCGGCGGCGAGGAGCTGGGGGACTATGCCGCAGGGGCGGCGGCCCCTGATGCGCCGGAGGCGGGCACTCTGTGGCTGGATACCTCCGATGCCGAGCCGGTGATGAAGCGGTACGACGGCAGCGCGTGGCTGGACGTGGAAAACGTGTGTACCAAAATATCCGCCGCCGGTATCGGACGGGGCTTTGCCGCCGGAGACGGCGTGACGGTGGAGGGCTGCGAGGCCCAGACCCTCAACGGCCTGCACGTGCTGGATGCGGCGGGCAATGACTGGATCGCGGTGCCGGCGGCGACAGCCACGGTGGGGAGCCAGACGGCGGAGGTGACGGCGGCGCGGCGCGTGCCGGACATGGACTTCGTGGTGGAGCAGGGCAACAGGCTGTGGGGCTGCAAGTACGGCATCGTGGACGGGCGGCCGGTGAACGAGATCTATGCCAGCAAGCTGGGGGATTTCCGGAACTGGAACAGCTTCGCAGGGCTCAGTACCGACAGCTACGCGGCGTCCCGCGGCTCTGACGGGGCGTTTACCGGCGCGGCGGCGTGTCTGGGCGGCGTCATCTTCTTCAAGGAGGACTGTATGGAGCGGGTATACCCCAGCGCCACCGGCGCGCATCAGATCGTGACGCTGCGCTGCCCGGGCGTGAAGAAGGGGTGCCACGGTGCGGCCGCCGTGGTGGACGGGACGCTGTTCTACCTGGGGCTGGGCGGTGTGTACGCCTTCGATGGCAGTATGCCCGGCTGCGTGTCCATGCCGCTGGGCAGTGTACGGTATCAGGACGGCGCGGCGGCGGGCTGGAACGGGCAGTACTGGCTGGCGGCGCGGGATGGAGACGGGAAGCGGCACCTGCTGGTATACGATACGGCGCGGGGACTGTGGCACCGGCAGGACGACGCCGACATCATGGCGTTCACCGTGTGCGACGGGGCGCTGTACGGTCTGGCGAGGGACGGCAGGCTGCTGGACATGACCGGCGGCAGCGGACAGCAGGAGACGGCGCTGCGGTGGATGGCGGAGACGGGGGAGCTGGGACTCTCTCAGCCGGAGAACAAGTATCTGGCGCGGCTGGAGCTGCGGGTGCAGCCGGAGGATCGGGCGCGGCTGGAGGCCAGCGCCAGCTATGACGGCGGACGCAGCTGGGAGACGCTGGGACAGGTCATCGGCGGTGACGGACAGACCCGCGGGTATCTGCTGCACCTGCGGCCCAGACGATGCAGGCAGGTGCGGCTGCGGCTGCAGGGCCCCGGCCGGTGCCGCG